GAACCTGATTATCCCCCTTGTGGTAGATCTCGGGCTGATGTGAGTGCAGCTGATTATCCTTATTGCAGACCTCTTCATAAATTACCTGGGACAGCAGTTAAAACTGTATCAGAATTAACTCCGGAAGAGTTACAACAGATGTGTTCTTTAAAACAAAGTTTACCTCAAGGAGTCGGTGGAGAACCGACACGAGTCTATGTCTCAGAAATTAATAAGTGATATCAATCTAATCTACCACCATGGTCTAGTGTTATATATCCTACATTCAGTGCTTACTTCATTGATTTCATGATTGTGAGTTGGATATTTCCGGGATGCGATTGTTGACGACGTATCTATTAATATGACATATATTTCCTATATTCTTTCATAAATGTAATATTCATTTATGATAGTTATTATCTTAAATTATTATGGGCAGTTGTCAACAGGTGTGACAGGTGTGTAATTAGGGAATGCTTCTTCGAAGCGATCAGTGTCGTTGTAGGCATTATTTAGGATCCATGCCTGCGTGTTTTCCATATATCCTTTGTAACTCTCAAGGAGCAGTGCAAAGTTAGGATTGGCCAACGCTTGAGCTTCTAAAACATTCTAGGTAATATTCAATTAATTTTAAGTATCATTCTACCCACCATGGTTTCGTATTACATAATCGACATGTATTACTAGGTTCTTCTATTTTATGATTGTGGGTTGGGTATTTTCGAGCCACGATTGTTGACGACATACCTACTAATGTTGATAAATAACTACCCATATCTTTTTAATATATACGGTACTATTTAAAGTTCCTTTGTTGTTTTTACAATTCCCGAAAAAGATCAGAACTGATTTAAAAAGTGTCTTCTTCCTATTATTTTGTAAGTTAGTTAAAACATTACTATGGCAGAACAACCAAGTCTAACTATTTTAGGAACTGCAACAAAACGTTTGACAAGAAGAAAAAGGGGTACACGGGCGGGTTCCAGGAGAACCGAAGTTATCCCAGCTGCTACCCAAACTGGATTATCACAACCAATCCACGGGTGCCCAACCGATATCTTTGAGGGTACTTTGCTTGCGGAAGCACCTAAAGATTTGGATTTAAGAGTAACAAAGCAAGAAAAAGAAATCTTGTTGGCTAAGGCTAGGAAAAAGATCAAGGATCTACCTACACTCGTAATTGAAAGAATATCATATACTATATTTTCTCATGAAGAGCTACAGGAGCAGGCTTTATTCAAGGTTACTAAAACAGACGACGAGGGTCTCAATACGGTTAACGATCCTCGTAGTGGGGTGGTCGATGACAATAAAGTTTGCAGCACCTGTATGTCTGACAATTTGGAATGTCCAGGACATTATGGTATCATTGAATTAAACCAACATATCATTCACCCTCTGTTTCGTCGTGAAGTGATTGACGTATTAATATCAGTGTGTAACTCTTGTGGTGGTCTGTTGCTTCCACGTGATGCGATCAAAGAGAAGGGTATTCTTAAACTTAGTGGTTCAAAGCGTTTGAGGGCTTTGGCAGACGCGTCCAAGAAGCTTCCTTGTAGAAGATCCCAGAAGAACATTGAGGCTGGAGTTGCTGGGTGTATTCCCAATCCTGTTTACAAGGCTTCCAAGGTGAAGGAAGTGGGAAAGATCTTCTATTCCTACGATGGGAAGAAGGGAACAGCAGACAACTCCAGAACAGTAGAAGAAGTAGAGCAAATTCTGGATGCTATTTCGGAGGAAGATGCTGAACTAATGGGGTTTTCGGGAAAGTCGCATCCTCGTCGGTTTATCATGAAGTCTCTCCCTGTCATTCCGATCTGTGCTCGTGCTCCGGTGTTTCAGGATGGTCTGATTTTGAAAGATGATATCACATCAATGTATCAGGATATAGTACGTCATAATCAGGAACTCCTTAAACCAGAAATCCGGGCTGACGAGAAAGCTCTAGAAAGTAATGTGAATGCACTAATCTTTTCCGTAGAGCATCTTATCGATAATTCCGATGCCAAGTATAGACAAGGTAAGACGAAACCCTATAGAGATATCAAGGGTCGAGTTCAGGGTAAGGAAGCTATTATTCGAAATTTGATACAAGGCAAGCGTGTTAATTTCTCGGCTCGTACCGTTTTGGGTCCGGATCCCAACCTCAAGTTTGGTCAAATTAGAATCCCTAGGGTGTGGGCTCCCTATCTGACATTTCCTGAGATTGTATCACCGGCCAACATAGGTCGTCTCACTAGGTTGTTTAAAGCCGGCCAGGTCACTCATATTACACCCGGAGGAGGAAAATATGAGGGAAGACGGCTCAGGATTAATGAACGCATTCAGAAAGAAAACTACCAACTGTCTTTTGGGGATAAGGTGGAAAGATGGTTACAAACTGGAGATGTAATGACCCCCGCCAACTTTGTAGCATTCAATCGTCAACCTACATTACATAAACAAAGTATTATGGGATATGAGGTTGTATTAGGTGATCCTATGACCATCGGACTTCATTTGGCCTACACACCACCTCACAATGCCGATTTCGATGGGGATGAGGGTACCATTCATGCCCCCCAGAGTAATGAGGCTATGTTGGAATTGGCCCTTTTGATGAATGTCAAGAACTGTATCATGAATGCACAGAATAATAAGAACATCATTGGTGTAGTTTACGATGCATTAACAGGTGCTTACCTTATGACCCAACCGGAAACATTTGTTGATAGGGACGTGTTTATGAACATCGTTAGTTTTCTGGAAAATGATAGTGGACGAGAGACTCTATATGATAGATTGGATCGATACAATGTTCCCCTCGAGTCTGGTAGAGCTCTCTTTAGTTCCATCCTCCCAGAAGACTTTTATTACCGAAAAAATGACGTCTTGATCCGTGATGGTATTTTAGTGAGTGGTGTTATTACCAAAGATCATCTAGGTTCTTCTCACGGTTCAATAATCCAAGTTCTGATGAAGGATTATGGTCAGGATGTTACTGTGAACTTTCTGACGGATGTTTACAACGTGATGCGTGAGTGGTTGGATGTGAGAGGATTTAGTGTAGGTTTAGATGATTGTTTCTTGACGGGGACCGATTCAGACAAACTGATTCAATACGAAGTACAAAGAGCTAAGATGCTTGTACGTTCAATGGGTTGGAAGATGAATGATCCACTTGAAGAGGAGAGACGTGAGAAACAGATCATTGCTTATCTAAACACCGCCAAGGGCCTGGGTGCTCGTATTTCAGAAGAGAATCTTCCACCTGGCAATGCTTTCAACGTGATGGCAAAATCTGGTGCTAAGGGTTCTACATTTAACATTGCCCAAATTACCGGTATTTTGGGTCAGCAGTTTGTGCAGGGCCAAAGAATGCCTGAAACCATCAGTGGTGGAAGGAGAGCCCTACCATACTTCCCTGAGGACTCAGTCGATCCGGCCGCTCGGGGGTTTGTATCCAACTCTTTCTTGACGGGACTAACTCCAGCTGAGATGTTCTTCCATCAAGCGGGTGGTCGTGAGGGTTTGACAGATACAGCTATAAAATCGGTTACAGGAGACACTCCTATCGTAATCATCGAAAAGGGCGAACCCAAACGTGTTGATATTGGTCCTTGGATTGATGAATATTTGGCTAAAAATCCTCAGAATATAGAGCATCATAAGGATAGAGATATGGAATTACTAAAAATAGATAACGTTTTGATTCCGACCGTAGATCAAAATGGAATTGTGTCTTGGGGAAACATTACTGCTATCACAAGACATGACCCCGGAAAACAACTGTACAAGGTCAAAACCTTAGGAGGAAGAGAAGTAACTGTCACAGAAGCTCATTCTCTTCTTATTTGGAATTCTGTTACCAAAAAATATACCCGAACATCAACCCCTAACGTTAATGTTGGTGACTTTATGCCTACGACTCTAAGTCTTCCCGAATCACCCGAAATCACCAATTTCATTTATATGGAAAAGTATTTGGATAAAAGACATTACATATATGGCACAGAGTTTCATACAGCCAACGATCTAATTGACAGTTTTGAAGTTAGATGTCCTCGTGGTTGGTGGGATAGAAATAATGGAACAACATTTACATTACCGTACTTGAAAAGTTCATCAATGTCGAGGGTGATTAGAAGATCTAATATTTCATACATCAAGCCTGGTTATGTTTATCCATATCATGGAAAAAGAATTGAAACTTACATCCCAGAGAAGTTAGAGCTTAACAGGAAAAATGGGTTTTTCATAGGGTTATATTTAGCGGAGGGTGACTCATCTTCCGAAAGTGGATATGTTAGAATATCCAACAATGATCCATCGTTACATAAATTTATTCAAGAATGGTTTGATCGATTCCATATGAAATGGGAAATCACCTCTAGGAAAAATAAAATAGGCGGGACAAGCACATCCATTCTGGGATTTTCCGTGGTAATGGCTGAATTTATAATTAATCTGGTTGGAAATGGAGCACAGAACAAAAGAATTCCAGTTGAAGCATACACAGCACCTAATGAATTTATCGTCGGTATTTTGGATGGATATATATGCGGTGACGGAACCATTACCAGAAATGCAGTTGAAGCAACCTCGTGTTCGAAAGAATTGATCGAAGGTATAAGTTTCCTTGCTTCAAAGTTAGGTATATTTTCCAAGATGTCCCAAAGACATATGAAATCCAATAACCTGGGTACAGTAAATATCAGACCAATCTATTCTATATCTATTCGAGGTCAATGGGCTACACGATTTCAGCAGCTAGTTAGACTTTCTTACCCAGAAAAACAAGAAAAACTTGACCGATTGATAGGATCTAATATTCATAGAAATTTTCCAGAACAAGAAAACACCGTTCTTGACAGAATTGTATCTATAGAGAAAGTCGATGTAAAGCTGTATCCAAAAGTCTACGATCTAACGGTCCCCAGTACTCTCAACTTTGGTTTAGCCAATGGTCTTCACGTCGTTGATACTGCCGAAACTGGATCTCTCCATCACAGAGTAGTAAAGGCATTAGAAGATATCAAAGTGTATGAAGATGGCTCCGCAAGAAATGCTTTTGGAGTAATCTTTCAGTACATCTACGGTGAAGATGGTTTCGATGCTTCCATGCTGGAGACTGTCAACACAAAGACAGGTGCTTTCGCATCCTTCATCAACACAAAGAGATTGGCTGGAAGGATCAATGCTAGGTATGGGTATAGCACTCCGGGAGAGCCCGAATTTGAAGAAATCTCCCCCGTTGTCCCTGCTATTAAGCCTCCGTTTCGTGGGGGAACTGGTGAAGGATTTCCCCCAGTTCCTCAATTTGAAGATATTATAGCTCAAGAACCGGTAGTTTATGAAATCGGAGATGTAGTAAATACAGATACCGGCGTCGGGATAGTTCAACAAGTGGATGGCGAAAGAATCTTAGTTCAGCGAGAGGGTGGACAACCAACATGGATTAAAGTCGGGAAATTGGAGGCAAATTAAGAAAGAATAACATATAATAAAAATTATATGTTAATATATATATATATGATTATCATTATTTATTTTCGATAGTAACTGTAAAGTCAACTGTAGGTAGTGGATCTTGTGGTATATCATAAATGTAAGTGAACAAGATTATTGTTTCCGCATTACCTAAATCTACTGTTGTTTGCACATTGCTTTCATTTCTGTATGAAAACTGTTCGGGTGAGTTTTCTCTAGCTACATCTATCTGTATAGTAACATTACCTATCTCTTTGATGTTTATTTTCATGACTTTATTTTCTTCTCTAACAACTATTCCACGTGATGGTCCGAACGGTCCTGTTGGTCCTTGAGATCCTGTTGGTCCTGTCGGTCCTGTCGGTCCTGTCGGTCCTGTCGGTCCTGTCGGTCCTGTCGGTCCGTCTACATTTTTTCCACCATCCCAGAACACCGCCGTAGGTGAAGATGAATTAGGAGATGCCATCGCAAGGTAAAAGATATTACCTGATGCAGGACCTGGTGTGAACCCTGTGGGACCCCACGGTATAGGTGCAATAGTTAGATCGGGGCTATTTAGGTTATCTCCAGATTGATCAAACTGAGAGATAGATTTATTATAAGCATGAGCTGCATCTGGGTCTGGAGATCCTGTCAGAGGTATGGTACTGACATTGAAATATAGATTCTTCTTTCTATTTTGAGTGTTTTCAAGAACACCACTTATAGTTGTAGCCAAAATTACATCCGTTGTTTTTAATCTATACTTAACTCTCATTGCTATTAATCCTGATTCACTTTCTTCTTCAGTCGTAATAACCTTAGTATTTTCGGGGTCATCGACTTCATATTGTTCATAGCTAGCCCACAAAGCATTAACCCTAACAATACCTTCTTCCGGTGTAATTTGTTCTAACAATACTAATCTAGCAACACTATATATGTTATTAAGTAACAAATGAAGGTCGGAGCGAGTAGTAGTTGGTTTGTTATGATGTTTGTAACATTTGCAGCATTTCTTATTTTTACAACACTTCTTACATCTCTTACTTCTAGGTATATGATGAAAAGCCAATTCAAAATTAGGCATATATGACCAAAATGCATCATAGTTTAATTTGTTGTCATTCTGCGCCTGGACAAAATAATCAGGAACTAAAAAGTTATTTGCATCAGATGTAGTTTTACTTATTATAAAAGATTCGTTTATTTGTCCACTAGTTACTGGTTGAGGGGAAGGAGCACTAGAATCAAACATACCTATTCTAAAAGTGTAATGTACAACATTGTCTTTTATTGTTACTTCTCCTTTTTGAGGGTCCCCTGGAATTCGGGAAGGAGCAACTGGACCTAAAGCTACTAGAATATCATTAAATCTAGTTTTAATTAATGCTTTATTATCATTAAATATTGCTAAAAAGGCATTAGCTATTGTAGTCATAGATTTACTATCAAGTAGTAAATAAGCAATATTATTAAAGCTTGTTATAACACTATATACAATAACTGTATATGTAACTCCATTTAGTGTTAATATTGGTATATTCTGTGTGTTTTCTATCTTAGTAACCGTTATTTTGGAAGAGGTCGTTCCCATTTATATATAATAAAATTAAATTAAATTAAATTAATTGATTCATGTATTCTGAAATCATCTTACTGTGACATCTAAACGGCATTCCCACATATTTGTACTCGTCACCAAACTTATCGATAAATGCTATTACCATATCATTTAAAATTATCTTTTTCCTGGTAGGGATAGAAAGTTTAACACACCAACAGCTAGTATTTTCTACTGCTTCGATAGTTAAATTGTCTGATCGTAGCATTTTTATCCATATTTGGTAAGGAGATTCAATGTTTATTTCTGCGTTAGTAGTAGTTTCATAGGATATATGATTTAATAATTTTTTAAACCTTCGATATAAGTCAGAATGTTTGTATATGTATTTATTCATCCATTCATTCCAGTCAGTTATTTCATTGTTTACGCTTTCTTTTACAAATTCCATTATATAATTATAAATAGAGAGATAATTTTTATCTGATGTTTTTATATCATATATTAATAACTTAATATATGATATATTACTGAATATGAGACATATCTGAAATGTTAAAAGGCAAGGGCATTGATAATAATCTCATATAATAATATGCAGAAGCAGCAAAGCGATTAGATGACATTCGAATACAGGATTGGATAGATCCATTCTCTCCTCCCTTTACTATATTAATCCTCTGATAGATTGTAAGACCTTCCTCATCACTTGTCGAAGGTAACAATTCATTGCTGCGATGATGATAAAATATTAGCGGAAGTTCCTTAACAAGATCTCCAAAATTTCCTCTTTCATCAATATCGTTCAAATCCTCCAATATTCTATCGATATCTTGAATCGATTGTGTCACTCTAAGTTCAATATTAGGCTGTTCTGAATAATCCACGTTTGTATCGACGGATGAAAGAGGATAAGGTCCTTCTCCAGACCATCCTCTCATATACATAGCTGAATCCATCAGTAGAGTTATAAAATTTTTTATTTGTTCCTTCTGGCCACTTTCAAACTGCTCATACCTCTCTACGAATTGTCTAACTTGTTCTTGATTATTTTGTAAGTACAATCTAACTCTATCTATTTCTTCAGCTAACGCCAATCTTTCCGTAAATACTTCATGTGATTCACCAATTTTCTGATCTGACTCACAAAGAATGTATAGCTTATTTATAGATATATCTGAATATATATCAGATTGTCCATCCGGCATTTGAAATCTTTTTAGAAACTTAAATGTATCTGTAAGTTCTCCGTATGTATATGCTCGCATCGGTTGGCTTCTTACTCCATACAATACAACATTATCATATTCAAGGTCATCGATTGCCTCTAACATCGTAGTTTCTTCATTTATAATCTCTCCCTGTTTTCCGTGAATAAAAGTAGGTAATAAATAGGCGGTTTGAAGTATTGTGTATGGAGCATCTGATTGAATATCAGTATTATTGTATCCTTCTTCATGACACATCGCTGTCAGATCTTCATCGTCGTATAGTGTTGGAGGTAAATCCGGATTAAATACATGATCTAAACGTGGACTTTGTATACTATCGGGATGTTGATTAGTAATCTGAAGTCTCTTGGCTAACTCCCTATCAATTGGAAAAAATGGGGTACGTCCTAACTCTTGATACTCGGCCAGAGGATTCTTAACTTTACTGATATCCATCTTGTAATATATAGCCGCCATCGCTACAGCTTCAACATGGGTTCTAGGCTTGGTTCGAATATTTCTTAATCTAATACTCGATCCCGCATCACTTAATTCTTGATAATCTATCTGTATTTCCATCGGATTTTCTACATTTTCTAAGACATTTTCAGTCATATTATGATTAATATGTTCATAAGGATGAACATTCATGATTTGAGAAGATCTATCTGGGTCTATCTGGGATAAAATATTTACTAGCTGGTAGTTGTCCACATCTCCGTAAATCATAGCATCATGTATAAAACTCCTAATAGAGTGGTGAATATTGTTATTACGTAAAGAAAATAACATCTCAATATTTGCTGCCATCTCATCAATGGTAGAATCTTGTCTAGTATCTATTCGATTAACTTTACAAATTCCGTACAATACACATGCGTTTAAACTATCTGGATGTTCGGGAGTTTGAGGTCCGTATTTGAAACCAACATGAACTTCATATAATTTTTCTCGATTCATGTATTCACGTAACAATTGAAATGCCTGATTTAAATAACCCTTTTTCCACTTATAATTCTTATTTACAAATCGAGCAATTGATTTGTAATCTTGCATATTGTATGGTTCTCTTACCATTTTTATATCTTTGGTATTGATTACATTGATTAAGTGAACTAAGTATCTAGGTTGACTCATTTTATTGTCATCAACTAGAATGGAGTGTGCATCAGCAATTTCTTTCAAAACAACTAGCGGAGTGGAGATTGTTACAGCTCCTGTTATGGCTAAACGACTTAAACTAACACGGTGTGAATTCATCATACAAAATTAGTGGTGTTTAAAAAGATAGATAATCTTTTAAACAGATTTGGTTGAAAAATATAATAACAAAATAATTTCATTATTTCAAAAATGTTAATATCTACTCCATATTATAGAGGCTTAGTACCAACACATGCTTTAGGTTGTGTTGAACTGGCAACTTCTACATATGGACCATACGATTTATTTTGCTTGGAGACAAGACTTTACAATACGGTTTATCAAATGTTTGGTAGAGATGTTGAAATAATTTTTCGTTCCGTCTACCAGACGGAAAGAATGGAAATTAAGGTAGATATAGTCAAAATTATGGATATAACTACGACCGAACCGGTACCAAATCCGTCTGTTGAAATGACCGATGAACAAAATAAAATATTAACAAATAAGGTAGGACAAATCACATCTAATCATATAGGTTACTGTTTAATTGATATGTATGAATTGTATTTATCATCTAGTCAAAAATATCCAAAGGACTGGTTTTACTCTGTGTGTGGTTATATTGAATTACCGACCGAATACAACCCATTCATTACTCCGAACGGAATATACTTAACTTTCAATCCATTAAGTAATTACAAAGAAGGATACAATGAAGTGGTTAAAATACTGTTAGATACAATAGATAGATATTATAAAGAGGGTGTTGTTTATGGTGCCGGAAATATTGCAGAAAAATGGAAGTTAGAACGATTGGATCGTGAAGAAAAAATAGGTAAACTTTATCAACCGATGTGGAATGACAAAAGATTTGCTCCTTATCCAACAGATTTTTTATTGAAAAAAATAAATGGAGATCCCTATATTAGAATTAGGGTATCTGACAATTTAGTTAAACGACATTACATATCATCTAAACTGCGTTCGGAAGGTATTAGTATGATATTTGTAGGAGAATATATTAAGATTCCGGTGGATAACATTGATGATGCTCAATATATTAGTGCTTTAGTACAATCATCCGAAGATGTATCTAATGGTAAGGTAATTGTTCATTCAGCAACAAGACCATCTTGGATCTACCTATATATGGAGGCAGCTAATCAACTCCTCGAAAATCCTTCCTGTACTGGTTATCAAGTCTCTACCATCGAAAGACCTTATATTTTCTCTTGTATAGTAGATAGAAATATTTCTACCGAAACAATATTGGGGAAATTAAGAGAAATGGTTCTTAGAAGATTAGCAAGTGTGGCTGAAAAATCAGATTCACCTCATAATATTATTGAACAAAGATATCAGAAAAGTTAAATGATTATGATATATCTTAAATAATATATATCATTAAAAATATATGGAATCATATAAATGCTAATGTCGACTACAGATATTTCAACCGATCAATTTTACCGTTTTGACATTGTAACAGACCCAGATGATCCATCGGTAACCGATTCTCTGGCTGAATTATTATCTTTAATTGAAAATAATGATAAGATTGTCACGACTGAGACTAATCTGGATAGAGGTCTGATTAGATACACAATAGATATTGTATACGATTCTGACAATAACCCGGATCTAGTTCATAGTATCGAACAGTTAGTAGGAAATATATCTTATGTACCGATAACTGTAAGTTTGGATTTATCATTATTCAATAATTATGATAATATTGGACCTGTTATTAATGGATCCTCTGAAATTATAAAAGTTTTAACTGAATCAATTATCGATACAGATGTTAATAATGTAGAAGAAGCAAGATTTAATGATGTTTTGATTTATACCCCCATTACATCTTATAAAACAGCGGTTTATGAGAATCCATTGTACCTTGCTGAGTATCACCGGATACTGAATCTTAATTATATTGGAGGGCGTCAAGTTCTATCTAGTGATCCGATAGTTAGGTATGTTTTATCTGATTTATACAAGAAAAAGGAATATGTTCCTGCTGATATTGACGTGATTTATGTTAACGGAATTGCTTTAATACCAGTGGGTACTAATGATAATGAAGTAAATCATTACATGAATATTAAAGATCGAATTAGTACAATAATCACTACCAGAAGAAAAGATGGTTATTTTTCTTATAGTTTAGGAATTCACAACATAGAGGATAATCAATTGGTTCATGAAATAGCATCTCTATGGAATACTGAGGTTGTATATAGTGACGATATTGATCTGATCATCCTGAAAACAGATTCCGATTTTGGAATCCAACCTGAGTTATGGTTCCAATATAATATAGATTTGGTTAAAAGGGGTCAGTTTCCATCGATCACTATTTACGGATTATGGCAGTTCAAAATTGGTGGAGATTATAACCAAATATACGGGAAAAATTGGTATGCAGCAATTCTTCATTATGCTGCATTGTTAGCATATAAAAAATTAGGAGAAGAAGATCCTTTCATCCAACCATTCACACATACTGTCAAAGTTAACAATGATTATTCTATAACTTTGTCTTTACCTACTTACAATCATGTAATCACGTTTAAAAAATATTTAGATGAAATCCTGTATGGATTCAGAGGGATGGAACATCAAGGACAACAAAGTTGGTATGCAGAACCTTGTAAGGATCTGATGGATGGGGTAGTTAAACGTTATTATGTGCAATCTATTGATCCTCGTTCGATGCCTATGGTAATTCCCAATGTATATGAAGATGGGAAAATAGAACAAGTATTAGTATTTCGTTCACCTGCATTGTCTATTTATACCCCTGATTCACCTTTTGATTTTGATAAAGTAGATATGGATATTATTAAACAGGAATTAGTTAACGATCTGAAACAGTATTATGGATTGTGCCATGACAAATTTGAACCAGTGTTAAGAGATAAGATAAATGACATGGACTTGGATGATTTGTTGAGTTTGGTGGAGGTTAAAGAAAGACCCGACCAACCGACTTACTGTTTCTCCAAAGACACCATTCTTAACTTAACACACCCGATCAATCCCTTGACTCGAAGGCCCTTCACTGAACAAATTATAGTCAAAGCTATGTTAATTGAATGGGGACTTAGAGGGATATTTAATGTAGGACCGTTAATTGGTATGTATGAAGACATACCAAGAAGGAAATCGATCTCACCGACGGTAGGATCTCCCTTATTTGACAAATTAAAAATTGATGATATGCTGCATTCGATTACTGGTGATATTTATAGTGTAGAAATAGGATTTCAGGACGGAATAATTTCTCCACTGTTTGAGATTGCAACATCCAGTCGAAAGGAATTAGAAACCCTGGTAAATGATTTATGGAAACATGGATTCTTTTTGAATTATTGGACTTCATCACTCGAGAAATATTCTGATAATTTAACTAGTTATTCTGTAATTACCTCTAATCCATTATTATTACACGGAGCTGACTCTAAAGTGGATGGTGAAAGAGCTATGAATTATCTTAGAGAGTCTGGTTTTCATTATTTAGAAGATCCTTCTAATTGATACCTTTTATGTTTGAAAAATAAAAAGAAAAGATGGCTAATAAAGTTTATACTAAAAAGGGAGACAAGGGATCTACGTCAGTTATGGGAACTCGAGAAAGATTTCATAAATATCACTCTCGCATCGAAGCAATTGGTAATGTTGATGAACTGAATTCCTATGTTGGGATGATAAGATCGTTCATGGATTCAGATACTATACTAGATAATCTTTTGAATCGTGTTCAGAACGATCTTTTTAGTATTGGAGCCCGGCTTGCCGATGTGAGGTCGTGCTCGAAGAAGGATACCCCAATTCGACTAGATGTTAGCATTTTGGAACAAGCTATGGATAATATGAGTAAATCTTTAGAACCTTTAAGGAATTTTATTTTACCAACTGGTAACCAAGTAATGTGCTATTGTCATTTAACACGAACCGTTTGTAGACGAGCAGAGAGAAATATAGTTAAACTTTCAGAAGAATCCAGTGTAGATGATCATATTTTAAGCTATATCAATCGGTTGTCTGATTATTTCTTTGTTCTATCTAGATATTTAGGTTCTGAGTCCAAGATAAAGGAAACTATCTGGAAAAATCAATAATTATGTTATGTTTTAACATAATTATTATATAACACTGACGCATTTTGCTAAATTGCGGGGTTTGTCGGGGTTAATACCTTTAGCTAATGATAGGTTGTATGAGATTAATTGTAATGGAATTACTGCTAATAAGGATGACAAAGTTCCGTTCTCTGGAATATGGATATTAACATCCCCTCCGTCATAATTATGAATGTTAGTAATAACAATCGTATAAGCACCTCTAGAGTTGACCTCACTGATAGTAGATTCCATATAAGATCTGTTATGATCCTTTAATAAAATAATTATGATAGGAATTCCTTCTTCAATAAGAGCAAAAGGTCCATGTTTTAATGATCCTCCGGGATATCCTTCGGCATGAAGATATCCAATCTCTTTGATTTTCAAAGCGCCCTCATACGCAATATATGTAGATAAACCTTTACCTAAAACAAAACAAGTACTTTGATTAGTCAAATAGTCAGCTACTTTATTGCAAGAATCTTTTATTTTGGAATCATTAAGCACTAAATCATAGTATGAACTAAGTTTCCGTATGCTGTCAATTAATCGTATACGATTATTCGAGTAGATATCTCTATGCTGTGAAAACCATATAGAGATCATACTCAATACAGTTACCTGAGATGTAAATGCTTTAGTACTAGCAACTGCGACTTCCCGCCCAGCATTCAAATAAACTCCACATCGGGTAGTTCTTGCTACTTGTGATCCTACACGATTCACAACTGAAAATGTGATTAAATTATCTTTTAGGCTAGCCATTTCCAGACATCTCATAACATCCTTCGTTTCTCCAGATTGACTCAAAGCTAACATTCCGATATCCTTCATATTATCTAAATACGACATATCAAATTCGGAAGCATCGATTACTTGAACCGTGTCAAATCCAGCAATACTTCTAAAAATACCAGAAATATACATTCCAGCATGCAGAGATGTCCCACATCCAATAATAAGTAAATTACGTATTGACAATAACCTCTCCATATTTCTTTCAAGACCCCCAAGTTTTACTTCCATATTTTTATGTAACCTTTCCCCGTTGTTTAAAGCTGATTGAATAGTTCGAGGCTGCAGATATATCTCGCGAATAGTCCAATGAGGGTAAGGATTGGGACTGATTAAAATCTCCTCTTTCTCAATATGTCTAATTCTTTCAACACAATTAGATATCTGTAAATCTATCTTATTATTGTTAGAAGATTCGGGGTCATAGTTTATAATTACTACTTCGTCATTATCTAGAGAAATATATTGTGTCGTGTATTTTTGAAAAGCTGCAACTTCAGAACCTACAAAAACTTCGTTTTTTCCGACACCTATTAATATAGGACTTCCATGTCTGGCTGCGATTAGCTTATTGGGATTTTGAGCGTCCAAAATTACCAAACCCCAGGTTCCCTCTAATTCTTCGAGTGTCTTTTTAACCGCCGTTTCGAAATCATTATCTCCCGAATAATATGATATTAGTTGTACAATTACCTCTGTATCTGTATCTGATGAGCATTTTATACCTTGTTTCAATAAAAATTCACGAATATCATCGTGATTTTCGATGACTCCATTATGAACCAATGAAAATCTATTTGTTACATCACTATGTGGATGAGAATTTATATCCGTCTTAGCTCCATGAGTAGCCCATCGTGTATGACCAATTCCAATTGAATTTTCATTGTGGAGATATAACATTTCTGATAGATATTGAATTGAGTCGGAAGTTGTGTTCTGACTTGCTCTTTTAGTGATTGTTAATTGGTTATTGGAACTAAGAGTAGCAATACCTGCAGAATCATAGCCTCTATTTTGTAGAATTATCAACCCCTCGATTAATACTCTGGTAGCCAGACGATTCCCTATATAAGCAATAATACCGCACATACTGAACTTTCTTAAAACGAAATTTTAAATATATTACAAATCCATTCTCATACATATTCCAAGTTGTTTAAATCCACATTTCTCATAAAACCCAGTATTATTTCTATCACAATCTAGAATTATTTTATAACACCCCATTTTCTTTCCTACCTTGACGCAATGATCAACCAAAAGTTTCCCTATTCCTCTTTTTCTGTATTTGTTATGTATAACCACATCTTCGATATGACCAACTTTGCCACCTTCGTGAATAATTTTGTTTTCTATTAATATAGTGGAACATCCTACAATAATTTCAGTCTTATTCTGAACTAAATAGGCTACATAAATATTATTATAAACATTATTGGAGATTTTATTTTTATTAGGATTTCCTACGGTAGTAAGTTGTCTAAGTAAGTTGGTTAACTGGGGAAAATCATTTGGAGTAGCTCTTCTAATCTGTATATTATACATTTATAATTAGTTTATTTTACATCGATGATAATTTATTTTAAATTCAAAACAAATTTATTCACAATTAGAAATGGATCAAGGCATTCAAGCTCAAACCATTTCACCTCCTATTAATAATTTCAATTATAATATATCCGATACAATCAGCAAATACAAAAAAACAAGAAAGCGGAAATGTTTATGTGAAATAGTTACATTTGGTGGAAAAATTAGAAAATATTCGATGTGCGATGTCTGTTCTGAAAAATTATTGTTGTTTAATAGTTAATGATCATTATATATTTTTTAAATGAAGATGTTGTAATCCAAACTCATGATGGAAAATTTCATGTAGAAGTAGCTGCTATATCATTATTAACAAATTATTTTGCTAAAAAGAATGTCAATGTAAAATTATATAGAAATAATGAATGTGTAAATAACAATAATATATTAATTGACATTGGTGGTATATATGATCCATCTACAAATAAATTTGATAGACATCAAAAAGATTTTAATGGTACGTTTAATAAAAAGTCTAAAATACCATTAAGTTCAGTAGGTATGATTTGGAAACATTACGGTAAAGAAATATCTAAAATGTATATACAATCAAAAGAAGACACTGGTTTACAATTCCGCGACACTGGATTGACACCAGCTATATGTTCCAATAAATATACTGGTCAAGTATATATTACATGGCCCGATGCCAGATTTAACCCAACTGGCTTAATTGGAAGTGTCATGTCTACATCTAAAGATAATGGTCTTACTTGGTCTATCCCTGTTCCAGTTAATCCTAAAACTTTAGAATATCAAGCGTTTATGCCAGAAATAACCGTACTTAATAATGGAAAAGTTGCTGTTTCATATTTTGATTTCAGAAATTCTATTCCTGGAGATACAAAATTAAATACGTATTCCAATACTTGCTGCTTGGTTTTGATTCCAAGCTTTTTCTCGATCTCAAATTCAATCGGAAGGCCATGAGTGTCCCAACCCCAAACACGTTCGACATAGTGTCCAGTCATTGTTTTGTATCGTGGGATCACATCCTTGATCATTCCACCCAACAAATGTCCATAGTGAGGAAGACCAGTTGCAAATGGAGGTCCATCGAAAAATACATATCTCTTTTGACCTTTCGTTAATTCTAATGATCGCTCGAAAGCACGAATACGGTCCCAATACTCTAAAATATCAGCTTCAGTATCCATGATTTGTTATAGAATTTAAGCTTGATAAAGTAAATATAAAGAAGATCAATTATTACATAGTGACTGATTAACATATTATTACTATAATCATATGTTAGTAGTTTAACGTATCTTAGCAGGGGAACACAATGTCACCGTACCCATTATCCACATAGAAGTTATCCTGGACATTTGGATCATTTACCATCTCGACAGCACGTTCCAGAGCAGTATCACGGAATGTAAGTGGTTCACAGAAGTTGACATTATCGTAACGCTTGCAAATCCATGGTTCACCATCCTTGACAGGATCGATGGAGCCTAGTGGAGCATCCTTAGTGAAACCAATATCCTGGAAAAAGACATCAGAGTTCATATCCCACTTAATGTTAGGACGGTGAAGATTTCCAAAGTCCTGATCGATAGCTTTGACTACACTACGGTCTTGATCAACAAAAGCTCCGCGTGAGATTTCCCAACGATCCAATCCCCACATCAAACCGTTAGTAATCTCTTCTTCTCCAGCTCTTCCCATAGTCCACCAATTGATGTAAGACAGGTAGTTTCCACCAGTCGAGAAGGGACGGTAGTAGACACCATAACCAATGAACTGAGTATCTTTACCATAGGCACCTGAGAAGAGTGTTTGATCCAAACTGCAACTCTTCAGTATCATGTAATCATTCTGAGTAGCTGAGATCGTTGTGGAGTTGGTGAACCACAACATGTTGGCAGGATGCCCAGCAATTTCACCGTTCCAGAAACTCTCGGAGAGCCATTCAGCGAAGGTAGATGGTTTGCATTCACGAGGGTCTAATGTGCCTTCTGGGTACAAACCGGAGTCAATCTGAGCTTGGATTAGTCCATTGTCATCGTAGTAGGTTCCAACACTGTTACTATCAAGAGGCATGATCTTGGTGATACTTCCACTGGAAGCAAATAATCTGTCATCACCAATCAAACTGGCAAAGGAGGCCCAGAAGGGACTTCCACCACCGACAGTATTTCTCTGATCGACAATCAAATGATCAAGTGCGTTTCTACCTCGACTTCTAGCAATGTCATTGAAGTATCTTAATACCGTACCGGCACCAGCAATACCAATAGCGCTTTGTCCAAAGAAGGTGCCAGGAGCATCTTCAAACAATGACCACCATGGCAACAATGTTTGATCAGATCCTTCTGCAACTGTCCAACCAGTGGAATAGTGAGAGATGTATCCAATAACTGGAAGTTCATTCTCGGGGGTGTCAGGAGGAAGGTTAAGAATTTCGATAATCTTCTCCGCAACTAAAGTTCCTACTAACCACTCTCCAGATACTACCTGAACATCGTCAGGAAGAGGTCCTGGTGGAGGAGGATCGTTCAAAGTAGTTGCGAATACAGGGACGTAATCCACAAACGGTAAGAAACCATAAGCAGGAGCATCTCCGGGAGCATCGTAAGCATCATAAGTTCTTGGATCCGATTTCTTAGTAGCCAATAACCATACTGGATTTTCTACATAGTTAACTACCGAGATCTCGACTTCACGGTTGAATACGTTTTGCTTGGCTGGATCAGGACTGATGGTTGGTACATTAGTTGGGTCTTCAGTGTAGTAAAACTTATCCTGAGGAACAATCCATTCCAATCTACCCTCACCTCTACTTTGTTCGGCAGTTAGAGCACGATAAGCACCTGAGTTATACATTTCAGAGAATTCTCCTGGATGTCCAACACCGGTTACACGCATACTATTAGCGTACAATGTAGGGGCAAATTCAACTGCATCAGGGGAGAACTGGAAGAAGGGAGAACTGAATCCTTGACTAGGTGGAATAACGATCTGGTTCAAACGCTCAATTAAATTATCAAAGTCGGGAATCAATTCGTACTGTCCTACATCGGCTTTCTGTGTCCATGGTGCCACCAACGAGTGATCTTCTGTTGAACGACCCATGCTTAACTCATTGATACAGGCAACCAAATTCAAGTAAGAAATATCATTGGTAATTGGTCCGTGCTTAGCCTTGATCTTAATGCTATCTTGATTGTCTAACAATGCCTGAGCTTCGTCGCTGGTTAGCGGTGTGTGAGCTTTGTAGGTAGGATATTTGAAGATCACGGTTGTTGGACCATAAACTTCAAAAGCATCTATTTCGGCATTGTCAAGGTTAAAGAATACATCTACGAAATCGGGGATTATCTGATCTCCGAACACATCAAAAGAATATCCGATATCCAGACCGGTAGTTCCAAAGAACGTTGAGGGGTATTCTGGATGAGTTGGACCATAGGTAGTCCAATCACAATGCAGATCAAAAATGTTGTTTTGTCCAATGAAGGTTGTAAAACCCGCAGAGAATGTATCTGAGTTACCGATTTCAATATAACATCCGATCTGTCCACCCTGAAAAGCGTTTGTAAGAGGTACCAAGAGATCATTAATGTAATAGGTTCCATGCTCAAAGACATAACTTCGAGGTCCATCGAATCCTTCGGTCCAAATGGTATCATTGGTCTCATCGATTACAATAGGTAAACGAATCGAATAAAGTCCCCATTCGTCAAAGATTTCATCTTGCATGAATTCTTTAGCCGGTTTAGGACCAGTATGATAACCACTCATACCCAGACGAAGTGGGAAATCGTCCAATCTAGTCCCCGATCCCTTCATGTATACTTCTTCACCAGGGAAAAGTTTAGGATAGGTCTCTGGTTTAGTGAAATCAAACGTAGGAACAAAACCTAAAAATCCATATCTGTTATGATTAACGATCCATTGAAGAGCTTCTTTTTGATCTGATGTCAATCCACTATCAGGATAAGCCCAATAGACAAATCTATCAACACCATGCTTGTATTTGATACCAAAGTCTCTAAGTTTTCTGTATACATTATCGTAATCCTTTCTGGTCATACTACCGAAACTTCTCTTGATTTGTGTGATGTCAAGAGGTTGGTCGCCATTGGTAGGTTGAGGAGGATTCAAACCAGGAGCAATAGGAACTGATCTGTCAACATAAGCAGTTGGAAATCCAGACAGATAATAGTTGTAGACAAAATCAAAGAATTGAATAGGATTGTTAAAGATATGTTCGTAATCCTGAAGGTCATGGAGATATTGCCAGAATCGTTCATTTGGATTACCGACACGACGATATCTAACACCAAATGCTCCAATTACAAACAACAGTTCGGGATCGTTCTGGTAGTCCAATAGCAGGTCTCCGGTTGTTGGATTAAATCGATATACTACCTCGTTAGTAGATTCAGCCGCATATAAATTGGGGGCAACTCGGGGCCACAGTCTAGCATCTGTACGATTGAAGAAGGCATCGTTCAAATAGAACGGACCAGATGACCATACATCCCAACTCTTAACCAAAATACCATCTTGAGTCTCTTCTACAAAAATAATAGAATTAACTGTATCGTCTGATTCGTACCATCCACCAATTTGGGATGGATCATTAGGTGGTCGGAAATTGTAGGTTATCTCGTTGGCAATAATTGGTGCTTTGTGTTCGTTTTCCTCGAAATGGCAAGTGATAACATACTGATTGAGAAGTTCTAATTCAACATCGAATTTACTATATACATCTTGGTCAGTCACAATACATATCTGATCTCCAGCCATGAATTCTAATTCACGAAGAAGTGTTTCTGTAGTAGTATCAGGGTCATCCAGATTTAAGATGGAACCATAGTTGAAAATAACCTCTCCATCTCGAATGACATTCAGCTCATTAGGAAAATCGGGTTGATTGGCTTGTCCAACATCTGTCAAATAGAAGAAGCACTTATCAATACCTCCGTACCAAATAAAATCCTTGAAATATTCAACTAGAATAGTCCAATCTTTTGGTACATTAAAATCGAATGATTCTTGGAGGAAAGGATCTTCTTCTGGACCAGTAGACTCGCGAACAATGATTCGCTGATCACCTTGACCATCATTACGATTAACATAAACGTACAGAAAATCGTATGTAGCTTCGGTAGACCAAGCCAAATTAAGTTTGAAGAATACATTATCAGTGGTTACCAAATTCTGATCAAAACTGATACGAGTACGGTTAAAAGCTGTTCCGATTGTAGGCAAAGAATCATCGGGGCCACCTGGGTTGGGCAAATAGGCTTCAGGACAACCGATAGATAGAACTGTACCACTGTACTTTCCGGATGGGTCATCTTGGAAATACCATGGACCAACAACTCCAGTATCGTTACCAACTTCGTCTTCGTTAGTCAAGATGATGTACTCAGTCTGTTTAGTTTCGTCTTGGCTGAAGGTCCCAGGATCACCTGGAGTTGGGCACTCCTCTGCAGTCTTTACGAAGTTATCAAAAGGGGCCGGGAGAGGGTCAGTGACTATTAATTCTCTGTGAATATTTAATTCACTAATATTGACAGATAAGTCACAGGGTATTTCAATACACTCTTCGATGGTAGCAACTCCGGTAAACTTTCCGATAGGCTCTAAGCATCCATCAATAACAATACCACCCTTGGCATCAAGGGTTCCGCACACAGTAACATCTTTCTCAAAAGTGGCGTCTCCTTTGACGGTTTGATTTCCTTCTATAGTTTGGTTACCCTTAACGGTAGAATCTCCATGTACATTAGAATTACCTCCAACTTCGAGATTTCGTTTAATAGTTGCATCTTTACAAACTTTCAGGCTTTTCTTCACCTTAAGGTTCTTACGAACGCATAAGTTTGCATCTAATACTTCCGTGTCATAGCATTTATCTGAATTTCCGCATTTGGAATTTTTCTTGTGACACTTGCAGTGAGAACTCATTTTAAGTAAATAAAAAAAGGATTTTGTTTTTTTCGTTATTGGAAAGATGGCAGAGAAAGCTAGATTGACTCAAGAAGAAAGATTCGAAAAAGCTCGTAAAATTAAGGACGAGGGTATCCAGAAGCGTACCAACAAAAATACACGTGCTCAAAACGCAATACAGCGTATTCAACTGCATAATGATAAAGTCCTGAAGAGTATTAAAGCTCGTGATGGTAAGTACAATAAGGATGATTTATTGCCTTTGTAATGTGAGTTATATATTAAGAGATATGTCTCTTAATATATTATGGTCTAGTTATGGCGTAATATTTTGGGGAAGTTATTTTATCACGTAATATATTTTTGTAATTTGTAATATCATGAAAATCAGAAGGTATACATAAACAGTCTGGATGTAAACTCGGATATTGCTGTAACTTTTTCAACCACGTGTTTACATACTCTTCTACTGTGCAAGGTAGGATAGTATTAACTATTTCATTCATATCTGCTAACATTGATTGGTGTTTGGTTATAGATTCAATGGATTTACATATCCATATAAATGGAAAATATAAAGGCGTCGAATAAATTACTATATCCTGGTATTTAGATATGTTTTCATACTCTTTTGTTATTTTTTTATATATTTCCATATCGATAGCATTCTTTGATAATATCTGGTTTCTTAATGAGTCTGGTATCAGGAAAGTAGGTGGTTTATTGAAATTAAATCTGATAAAGATATCGTTAATTTCCGCGTTAACCCTAAAGCATGTAAGAAAACATGCCATTCAGTAAGATTACCCACTGAACCTGTAAATCAAAATGAAGAGGTCGAACAACTGTCAAGAGAAATTAAATCAAGATCCGAAATATTAAACGACATGAAAAAGCGTCGTCTTTAGATAAAAAAAACAAACTATAAAAAATTTAATATTAATTCATAATATTAAATTCACCAACATATATTACTCGGATTTTGGTTCTACTATAATCAAACCTTCAGTGTGTTCAAATCTATCCAATACATTATTAAAACATTTAGAACAAAACACCTTTCCATCTATTTTTCCTTCATTCAAATGATCACAACAATATGCATTATAACATTCATTACAATGATAAATATATCCGTCGGTTATATATAAAATTTCCCCGGTATAATCTTGTATCATACATTTATTACAATCTTTAAATGAACAAGTTGCCATTCTATTTCTCCCGCCACTACATACTTTGGTAAATATATTCCTTATTTGTTCATTATATTCTTGTCTCATATCATCTCGAATTGTAGAAATTAATTTAACTAATATATCCTTGGGTAATTTATATAGATCAACGGTATTATATGATTCCATAATGTTATTTATTCCATATAAACGATTAATTGATCAATTTACATAATATTATATAAACAATAAATATAAAATCGTCTTAATTCTTAAACCATCTATTTTTTAGAATATCCTCTAATTCAATTCTATAATATGGATCTTTATGTAATATTTTTTTCAACAATCTTATTGAATCATGATCTAAATTATACTTGGAATAATGAATATCGTTTTCTCTAATTCGTCTAAATATGCTACTTTTTCGTTTTCCATCAAACGGATATTCTTTTGTTAGTAATTTAAATAATACAATACCTATACCCCAAACATCTACACTTTCATTGTATCCATTGGCTTCTAATAATTCTGGAGATGTGTATCTTACAGTACCAACACGACTAGTGAAATGATCATTATCATATTCTTTAATAGCACATAATCCAAAATCAGTAAGTTTAATATTATAATTTCTATCGATTAATATATTTTCTAATTTAATATCTCTATGAATAATATTTTTAGAATGAATATATTTAACGGCGTCTATTAATTGTTTCATAATATATATACAATCATTCCTACAATATATAATAGATATAAATTGCATGATATCATAACACTAACGAACATGAAATCATATGAAAGTCCGCCCCATATTTCGATGAAATAGTAGATGTAATCAGTCCATAAACAATGTCTGGTATCTCTCTTTCAATGCTATTGATACTGTTCTGACTATCTATCTTATAGTATTTACCATCATTATCTTCATATCTAACCCTAACCCCTCCATTCGAAACATATTTAAATAATCTATCTGAATAGACATTAGCCAGGATAGGTCCTAATAATCTTAGAGTATTATCTGTATTAAATGGTCCTATTTCAATATTTCCTGAAACTTTCGTTTTGAGTATCTCAGTGATATTATGTATTACCGTCATTACTTCAGAAATAATATCATATCTAATTGAGTTGTCTTCACACCAATCAATGATATCACTGGAAGGAACATTAGGACCCCCTACTTCATCCATCATGATATTCCAAATATTGGAATAAGTATGAATATCCGATTTTCCTTCAAAAGGATTAAAGTGTCTTTTTCGATGCTCTAACATTTCTAAATTATACTCTGTATGAGATAATCCATATTCTCTAAGAGGATACACAAAATAAGATTTTCCAAAAGAATCAATCATACTTAATAATACAATTGCGGGGTAAGGTGGAACTTTCAGTTCCAACCATCTATATAAAGCTACACTATTACGCAAGCCTAATGGTAATTCTCTCGTGAAATTTCCTAATTCCGTAACAGAACCGGTGATATCTATCACTCCTAATCTTACCATCATATTGTAGTTGTAATCTAACTCTTTCTTGGGAAAGATATTCAAAATGTCGTAGGGTTTAATCCCGTTGTCAATTAATTCTAACATGATATTATGAATCGGAATATGAAAAATCATAGATTGGGTATGATCCCGTAGTTTGTCGAATAAAATCTTTGTCATCATCCGGTAACATAATAATGGTTGATAACGACCTCCTCGAGAAGATCTAAGATTGGCTCGGTGTTTAGTGATGTATCTTTTAGGATATCTAATACCACCTGTTAAATTAAGTTCGGGTTGATAATCAACCATCATATCAATGATAATTCCAAGATCTCGAAGAGTAAATGTAGTTTCAGCCAAAGAATCTGCAATCACAATTCTACGATTAGCGGTAGGTTCATAGATTTCATCAAGACTGTCCATATCTAAAGATCCATGTGCTGCAAATATATCCGCCCCTTCGATTTTCATATCTTTGAGCAATTGTGTTATAGATTCACTCTCAGCTTCTCCTGTAGTAAATACTAATATATCCCCTTGCGCATTACTAGTATGTGTATGATAAATCAAATTTATTGTATCTGATACTAACTGATTGTGATGATAGGGACGAGTAGGGTAATTTTTATCACTATAACGAATCTCGATTGGATACATAATCGTTTCAACTTTATACGTTTCAATGTCGAATATTTTAGTATTTATTATTGTACTAGAGACTAATAACAGTTTGGGAACCCGGGCTCTTTGCTCTGCGCAGTATCTCCAGAGTAGTTCAATAATGGTTTGGTCAAAAGAACTTGAATCTGCCTCATCAATCATTAATATATTCGTAAAAGAGAAATCCATACAACCACTTCTTGATATAATTTTGTAGAGATGGTTTTTCAAATCTTTTTGACTAATATATGTAATATTATTGTTATTGTCTATATTATTACCGACTATTAAATTGGTTTTTGAGCTAACATATTTAGCTAGAGATCGGGCAATTCCCGGATCAGAGACTACAACTGTGATGTTATTTCCGGAATCGGCTATACCTATTGGAAGATCGGTGCTTTTTCCGGTTCCCGCTAGTGATACAACATTAGTAACAGGGTTCTTACTTATTGCTATGAGAATACTTTGTATATGATCATTCATCAAGTTAATGTCAGTTGTAATACCAGTAATACTAGAAGGTTGTGTTACTAGATACATGGATTGACTCATGTTAAATATTTCTTTCTGATAGATAATTTTTATTTCTAGATATTCAAAACATGTAAATATTAAATCATACATACACTTAATGTATGATTTCCATTGTGTTTAATTTGATCATTAGAAATATGACCTTTTAACCAGTCTACAAATAAGTGTAAATTATTCAGATATTACTGATGTTGGATTAAAAATGATTTAACAATCCAAAATTAGTCTGAATTAATAATGTATATTCAAAATTATGACAGAAGAACTATGTCACATTCGTTGCATTGAATGCGGGAAAGTACTTGCTAACAAGTGGGATAGATATCAGAATCTATTGGCACAAGGTACTAATATTCAAGAGGCTTTAACCATGATAGGTTTAACACGTTATTGCTGTAGAATGAGAATGATGAATCCATTTAAGATCCCGATCAGGTCAGATCGCCAAATCGATCCAAGGGACACGGGGTTAGAAAATCAAATGGAAACTCTCACTATAGCAACTAGGGATCCGGCTCCAGCGCTTGCACCTCTCCAAGCCATGGCTTCACCACAAGAAGTAACCCCTTCCGTTCCCCAAATTGGACTCGAACCAGGTACACTTGGATACACAATTGTACCTATTGATCCTTCCCATACTGGGATCGATCTTCCAGCCATTCCTCAAGTTGCTCTTCCAGCTATCCCCGCTCCAGGGGCAGAAATAGTAACAGAAGAACCAACCAACATAATTCGAACTTACCAAGCATGGTAATATATATCATATATCCAAAATAATATATGATATTATTTTCTTCGATGGATTCTTTTATTCAGATTAATCCTTTCTGTCGATTTATTACGATTTTTAAGATTCAGTTCATTATCCGGACCGTATATGTCATCAAAATTACCAAATAATCTATCATCATTTTCATTCACAATTCCAGCTGTATAGTACATCAAATATAATATCCATAAGAAGGCTAATCCCAATGGAAGAACAATCTCATAATCTGTTTCCTCACTCCAAAATGATAGAATGATAAATCCCCCGATCATTAACCAAGCCACTGTTAAAAATAACATGGCCGTTCTGGGTAAACGACTGTCATATAATACCATTGACCAAATTAGAACAAATATATATATTCCTACTAGCAAAAAAATACCTCCATATCGGATGATTTTTCTATTATGACATTTGAACATTTGGTATGCTGCCCACGCTAACATGAATGCCATAAAAGCATTTCCTAACATAATGGTAATAGGATCCGGGGAACCAGGATATTTTTTAAGATTTTTATACCAACAACTACGAATACCAAAAACTTGAAACTCGACTGTATATAAAAAGAAAGAAATTATTATAGCTCCGAAAACAAACCACCAGAATGTCATATTAGAATGATGAAATTCTGGTATTTCCTCCTGTTCCGGAGGAAGATCTGGATAATCATATGGTTTATCAAATATATCATCCAATGGTTCTAGTCCAGGTCGAGATTCAATGTCATCCACATCTGGAACATATTTTTTGATTTTAAAGGGTAAAAAATTACGAAAAGAGTTAGACATTTTTGTTTTGGTTGATATTTACTTTTGCATTTCTAAATATTATCAATCGATGTTTATAAAATATAAGAAATAATTCTTATATTTTTATTATTTAATGTCTCCATATCGGATTGTTAATCAATAACTCTACATTCCTATCTTTAGGTAAACCTCCTCTTGTCTTTGGATCGTTGAACGGATCATTAAAAGACAATTCTCTGGATATTGATGCCATTTCAGTAATAGTGTATCTAGGTCCCATTGCGTTTACAATCGGTGGGCTAAGGTGATCAATTAGTGTTCCAAAGATGGAAAGAGTTCCGTCCTGGTTATCTGCTATTTCAATAATTCTAGATTGTTGAGGAAAATCGATATGCGAGGCAGTGTTAATTTCCCAAAATCCATTGTAACCCGATTTTTTACTAGGGCCTTTATATTGTTTATTATGATGTTTGTGATGGAATTTATGTCGAGATTTCACATTCTTACATTTTTCTTTACCGATCGTGATACATTTAGCTGTATGGAGAGGGGTAATAATGTTTCTATGAGTGTGACCATTTACCCATAAAATTACATTAGGAAATCTCTGTATGGTCTTAATAAATTCTGGTCCAGCAATTTTTTGAGGATCAAGATCTGATGTATCGAGTTCATTATAAATATTATTCATTGTATTATGATTATGATGACTAAATAATACACATAGAGTATCTGTGTATTTAGTCAAAACTAATTGGCCTTGGGTATTGTAATATTTGGAATGTCTCTTGATAAGCTCTCCTTCCAACCAAGACAATTGGATTCGACCGATCGAACCATTGGGTGCTAGGCTCGGGTCTTCTAAATTGCCACTTGGATTGCAGGTATCCAATACAAACCCATCTATACATTCAGATACTTTCATACTGTAATATAGAGTGTTATTAATTCTATTTTGTTCAGTGAACCCATGACCTAGTGGACCTGGATATTCTGTTGTATTAAAATGCATAGCTATGAAATCAGCACCTGTGTATAATAATCGCTTGGATGATCTGGGAATATCTCTTAATATAGATGATTTAATTACATCCAAGGTAGCTTCTGCGTTTTGAGCTTCCAAAGCTTTGACAAATAGCTTGGCCTGAGCCGGGTCCATCGCTTCGATCATTTTAGAACCCAGTCCATCTGGTAATGTTCCTGTACCTAATTGATTTAACAACTTTAACATACTAAAATCTCCTAAACCATAATTACCAAGTTTGGTACAGTCATGATTTCCATTGGCAGTATACCAAGGATAAATAAGACCTCTTGCTTTGAATGGGCATGCAGCAATATTAAGAATGTTGGGGTACTCAGGAAAACCATATTCTGTTTTGTACAGATCAACGAAATCAGGTCCGGGAGGAATATCGGGATGGTAATATGCTTCAAAATTAACAGTCGGAACATTATCCTGCACTCCTACATACTTTCCAGGTGTAGCCGGATTGGGAATGACGGTAGTTCCATCCAAAACATTTATATAATTCTGTAACTCATTCTTTTGTTGACCGTCACCATTATCACCACAGGAAATAACAAATCCTATTTCTTTTCCCGTTTTGGGTCCAACTTTAATGCTGTTAATTTTACGAACCATTGCGTCAGCTACCTGCATGCTTAATGCTTCTTGAGGACGAAAGGAGTCGGCTAATTCAGGTTCCTCTGGAATATATTGTGCTAAGAAAGCTGCACGTGCAGGACTGGCTGCATCTATAATATGAACATCTGTAATTTGAATAAATGCGGCTAAGGGAATTCTATGTTTCCGGCGGTTTCTTTTACCATAGGCTAACTCCTCTCTTACCAGTGTTCTATCGCCCTTTCCATATTTCAATTTAAAATACTCCCCTTTCGTTCCTTTAGTTGGGTTATCTTGTCCTATGATCGTAACATCTAAAGTAGTTGCACTTTTCTTGATCTTTCTACAATGAATCATACAGTTATTACTTTTACATTTATTACAATGATAAGAAGAATGCATTTAATTATTTTTTTATAACGGAAAATAAAACAGATTCAAAATGTCATTAACTCTTAGTCCAAGCACTGATCGGTTAGTAAAAGTAGGATCAGATGAATTTGGAAATCTCCTGCGAAGTCCTACCTGGCAGAGTCATTTTACATCTCCACATGTACCATCTCCTCCTGGAACTGTAGTTCCAGTTAGTAAAAGTGTACCCGGGACTCTATTAACACCAATAAACGGATTACCTGCGATTTATCCCCCGTCATCTCCTTCCGTATCATCAGGAGGATTTAGTACTTATAATAATAGTTTATCTATGTCAGGATTACCACCACTACCATCCTCTCCGACTTCAGTAAGAAATTCAGTAATGATATCATCCACACCTGTATCTAATACCCAGACCTTATCTATGAGTGGTCTCCCCCCTGTTCCCATGTCACCTACCTTAAGATCAAATTCTCAATTATCTTCTCCTAAAAATAGTTTATCATCAGTATCTAATACCCAGACCTTATCTATGAATGGTCTTCCCCCTGTTCCCATGTCACCTACCTTAAGATCAAATTCTCAATTATCTTCTCCTAAAAATAGTTTATCATCAGTATCTAATACTCAGACCTTATCTATGAATGGACTCCTCCCTGTTCCCATGTCACCTACCTTACCATCGGCTCCCTCATCCCCAACGGGTAAACGTGTTATATCTTATTCTATGGATAATTTACCCTCGGTTCCCTCATCCCCAACAGGTAAACGTGTTATATGTTATTCTATGGATAATTTACCATCGGTTCCCTCATCCCCAGTTGTCTCCTCTGAAAGTAATATTATATCAATGGAAGGACTTCAACCAGTCCCTACTCTGACTTCTAAACAGTACCCCACAGAGAAAGTTGATTTGGCCTCCATGTCAGTAGCTACTTACAAGGTATGGCCACAGATACAACCAACTGATCATATTGACGCCATTTTGTCATTGCCCCTCTATGATATTCCGACTCTAGAAGAAGTTTTATCTAAAACTACCCAACCTTTTCTTCGTCAAAGATTAGAAATAATGATCGCGGATCAAAAAAAAGCTAGGAAATCACCCACTAGAGGATGGAGTGCTCGGTCACCACAAAAGGGTCTTCCTCGACATCAGTTGATGGATCAGTGTGGAAAAGGATGTTTTCTTAAAACTGATACAGAAGGATTCCCTATATGTCCTAAATGTAATTTAGGAAATGGAAATTGTGTTTGTGCTATTGACTGTGGAGGCGTTCAAGCAGCCAAAAATCGCGCAAGACAGTATGGACATGATAGCATAGCTGATCTGGCAGATAAATTATTAGCAACCAAATGCAACATGATTTCAAACAGTTACGCTCCAACCAGTTATGTTCCAAGATCATAATAGATTTTTCATTGAAAATATATAATACAATATTATATATTTAATCCGACTCATGGGAGGAAAACCAAGATACATCTGTAATGTCGTCTAACTGAATACGATATCTAGGATTTTTGCATAACAATCTCTTCAACAAATGCACCTCGTCATCAGTAAGATCATACTTATCATAATCGATTCTTTTCTTCCTAATTCTCCTAAATATCGTCTTTCTTTCTGAACCATCAAAGGGATATTTCCCTGTTAGTAATAAAAACAATATAACACCAATCCCCCATACATCTACGCTTTCATTATATCCCTCTCCATTTAATAATTCAGGTGCATTATAACGAGATGTACCTACTTCATTATAAAAATATTCGTGGCTATTCTCTCGGATAGCACAAAGACCAAAATCGGTAAGTTTAATATCCATATTTTTGTTAATTAATATATTGTCTAATTTTATATCTCGATGAATGATCCCTTTTCGATGACAATATTTAACGGCATCAATTATTTGATACATTATCTTAACTACTATTTCTTTAGATGGTAGGGTTTTCCGAAAATATTTGGATAAATCCCTTCCAGGTAAATATTGCAAAACGAGATAAATAGTATCATCATCCTCGAACCACCCCTTAATTCTAATAATTCTTCTATGACGAAGGTCAGATAATACCTTTATTTCTTGTCGAGCAAGTTCTGACCTATCTTTTCCCTTTCTAAACTTCATGGCACACTTTAAAGCATATTTTTTTCCGGTAGATTTATGTCTTACCAAATAAACTACAGAATATCCACCCTTTCCTAGTTGATTAATTATTTCAAAATCATCGATGCTGGAAAATTCTATGTCATTATGTCTGTGAGATTTAGAATGGTTTCGTGACATCAATAGACTTATTTGCTGACACTAAAAATAGTTAAATTGGTTCTGGTTTCTTTACATCAAACATTAAAATAAAAATAGATAAAGGAACTTAAAGATGTATTAAAAATAATACGTAAGGTCATTACCTTCAAACAGTAATATCCGAAAAAATAATAAAATATTTATCTATATTTTATTATTTAAAATTTAATCCTATTTATCTTTTTGTAGATATTTGTCTATGTTTGTTATAATTGTTACAGATAATATCAGTATTTCTAATCAAAACATATAGCTTAAATGAACATTATAAAATGTAAAAGAATTTATTTATGACAGATGTAACCGTTGTTACTAGTTTCTATGACATTCGAAACATGGAAAATAACACTAGTAAGAATAAAACTACAGATACCTACCTGGAAAAGGGGAAATTTATACTGGAATTACCATGCAATCTGATTATTTTCACCGAAGAAAAATTCAGAGAATTTATTATAGATCATAGAAAAGATTTTTTGGATAAAACTGTTATCATCACACAACCATTAGATGAAACCTATTATTGGAAATACAAAGAAATAATTTGCAAACTTCAAGATACATATATTATTACTAACCGAGATAAATATAAAGATACTCCTCTTTATATTATCTTGATATACTCAAAATTTTACTTTCTTGAAAAATCAATCGAATTAGATCCTTATAATACATCTAAGTTTTTATGGATAGATTTTGGTATAACACATGTCGCTCAAAATAGTAATTTAATATATAACTGGTTAGGTAAGATTTCCGATAAAATTCGGTTGATGGAAATGGTACCATATAATAGTGAAAATCCGAAGGAATATTTTAAAAAGATATATCATAACCATGCTGCTGGATTAATCAGTGGATCCAAGGCATATATGTTAAATTTTATAGATTTGTTTAGAAATCTAGTAAATAAAGTCATAGACAACGGATGGTATCAGCTAGATGAAGCACTTATTACCATAATAGTTAATAAATATCCTGATTATTTTGATATATATTACGGTAATTATCGAAACATTATATCAAATTATCATGAATACACAGGTGGTAAAGAAACCATTTTATCATGTGTTAGACAATATAGAAGTTTGAACAATAAATCTAAAGTATATCATATTCTAAGATATATGAAATCTTATTTCATTACTCAACAAGTAATTACTGATGAAGTATTAACTTATTTCTATCACTATCTACTGGTAAATTTTTACATGTCATCTTCAAGATACTTAGATGAAGATATTTTAACTTATTTTTTAGAAACAACAGATGAGAAAATAATCAAAATGTTATATATGAACATAGTGAATATTAGAACATATAAGAATACGAAGCCTCTCTTAAATATTTTAATGAGTGATAATAGTGATAATAGTGATGATAGTGATGATAGTGATGATAACATAAACAATAACATTGTGATTGGTGTGGCTATACCTGTTATAAAAAGAGATATAATACATATTACAAGATGTTTGGATAGTATTGAATCTCAGACTAGAAAACCAGATTCTGTAGTAATATCATTATCTGGTTATTCTAAATCTACCGACACCAATATCGATATTCCGGATGTAAATAAATATAGTTACAGAGTTAGGATTGTTCAGACGGAGGAGATGAAAAATGCATCTTCTAATCGAAATCTAGCTGGTAGTTTACTGCCAGCTAATACAGATATCATATGTTTCTTTGATTGTGACGATGAAATGTATCCGGAAAGACTAGAATATATTGAGAAAACATTTATCAAATATAATGATGATTTTATATTACATAATTATACAACAATCACTGATCCACATGGTAACACCGAACGAGATAAAACTAGATTGAGATGTCACAAAGATGCATTAGTGTACAATAGTTTCTTAAATGCCACATCGGTTAAATCTGATATTAAAATCACTAACAGAACAATATGTCATGGTCATTTGTCAGTAAAGTATAATATATGGATGGATGAAAAATACGACGAATCGATAAATGATATAGGAGAAGACACGGAATACTGTCGAAGATTATTAAAGAAAGGCTACAGTGCCAGTTATATAGAAACTAAATTATCCATATATCACAAATATAAACTTCTTGACTATTTGTATAAAAAATCAAAAAGTTATCGTTTAGCTGGTAAAAACAAAGACTCTTATACTACATCCCAGAATGGACTCAAACTGGCCATAACCCTTCATGACGCTAGTATGGCGGATCTATTTTACAATGAATTATCAATAGTATCTTATTACGTGAAAGATATGAAAATGGGACTTTATAGCTGTGATATGGTAATACTATCTAATCATTTAGACAATTCTATCAAGAGTCATACATTAGAAAATAATAAGTTTTATTTAAATAGAATACCAATAAATTATGAAAAGAAAATAGACATCCCGATTCCGATCGAATTTAGAGCGTCATCGCCCTCGATTATTTATTGTTCTGCCGGCGGATATATATGTATAGTCAGATGTGTTAATTATTCTATTATGGGAAATGGGAATTACAATATTCGAAATAGGCAAGGTACATTAATAACTAAGAATTATATGTTTCATATGGACAATGATTTCAATATTATATCAAAGATATACGAGGTAGTAAATAAAACTACTCAGCCAAGATATCCTTGTAATATCTTAGGTCTTGAAGACAGTAGAATATTTTATCATAATAATTACTTATGTCTATTCTCAACTTCTTTGGAATATAATCAAAGGAATACTCCTCAAATATGCTATAGTGAAACAAATATAGAAAATTCAACTAATATGATAGATGAACACCAGGAGAGTATAGAGGTTACAAAACTAATACCATTGCAAATGGGTAATATTACCAGATGTGAAAAAAATTGGTTGCCATTCGTTGTAGATAGAGATATATTATTTATATACATGTGGGATCCCTTCATATTATGTTCTCTCGATTCTAAGACAGGAAAAATAACTACAAAAATAAATAAGAGAATATCTCAATACGACTTAACCGGTTTTAGAGGATCAGCTCCTCCCATACCTTACAAAGATGGATTTTTATGCACCATTCATTATGTTACAAAAGTCCATCCTCTTAAATATTATCACCGATTTATATACTTGTCAAGAGATTTTGAAACAATTAAAATAGGTAAAGGGTTTTATTTTATAAAAGCTGATATAGAATATAATTTATCACTAATTCATTCCGATAAGGGATTAATAATGGCTACGTCTTATCGAGACAACACAGCTGAGATCAAGGTTATTGATTATGATACGGTAGATGAATATATTAATTATTTGTAATCAATAGAAAATTTATTATCTTTAAACACCAATTAATAGTCAACGGTTTAAAGATAGATATCGGATATAAAAGGATATGAAAACGATATGTCTAACTATGATAATAAAAAATGAGTCAAAGATCATTGAGCGATGTTTAAAAGCTGCGGTCGATGTCTGTGATTATATGACCATTTGTGATACAGGTTCTACTGATAACACTGTAGATCTTGTCGAGAAGTTTTTCCAAAATCATACTGTTAATGGCAAACTTTATCATCATGAGTGGAAAAATTTTGGTCATAATCGGAGTTTGTCATTGAATGTAGCTAGAAATTCTGGAGCCGATTATATTTTATGTCTGGATGCTGACATGATTCTCACTGTCAAACCCAGTTTTGATAAAAGTTTATTAAAAGCAGATTCCTATATGGTAGCTCAAAGAAGTTCTAGTTTATTTTATTACAATATTAGGTTAATGAAAGCTGTGTTAGATTGGAAATGTATCGGTGTTACTCATGAATATTACGGATGTGATAAAGCTAAAACCAATGGAAAAATTACCGACTTGATAATTGAAGATATTGGAGATGGTGGTGCTAAGGCAGATAAGTTTGAGAGGGACATTAGATTGTTAACTCAGGGGTTGATTGATGAACCTGAAAATGCTCGTTATATGTTTTATCTAGCTCAAAGTTACAAGGATATAGGAGAATATAATAAAGCTATTGATTACTATCAACAACGGATTGATAAAGGTGGATGGAGAGAGGAGGTTTGGTATTCATATTATATGATAGGTTATTGTTATGATCAAATGAAAGATTGGTCTCAAGCTCTTTCAACTTATTTAAATGGATATAATTATTATCCTGCAAGATCAGAAAATATATACAACATCGTTAAGCATTACCGAATAAATTCACAATATAAATTATGTTATACGTTCATCAAGATCGGATTAGATATCCCTTTCCCCTATCAAGACAATCTCTTTGTCAACCAAAATGTATATTGCTGGGATTTCTTATGGGAATTGTCCATCATATCTTATTATCTTAAAATATATAAAGTTGGTTTATTAGCATCTGAGAAAATAGTTCGAGGTATGGTTCCTTATAAAGAAAAATTACAGTTTGAAACTAATCCAAATATAGATAGAATATACAAAAATGAGTTATTCTATATAAGAAAATTGCAGGAATTGTACAATGTTAAATATCAAAAAGTTGATATTCCCGTTACTGAAGGATGGTCTATATGTAATCCTTGTATAGTTCGTCATAAAAATAAACACGAATACACGATGGTTGTGAGAAGTGTTAATTATAAATTGTATCCAGATACTGGACAATATCAATTTGATTTAGGTGATTGTGATACTACTAATTATATTGTTGATCTCAAACATGATGAAATTTCATTCAACAATACCAAATCTATTGTTAGAACGACCCAACAGAAGAAAATTAAAACTCCTAAGAACGACGAGACATTTTATCATCCCTTTCCCGTAAACGGTTTCGAAGATGTTAGAACGATCAAACATAAAAACCAACTTTATGGATTTGGAGTGTCAAGACAATTATTTCCAGATGGAAGATGCGTTGTTGTATTATTACCCCTGGATAATAATTATCGAATTAAAAAAGTTATACCACTCAGAGGATATGAGGACAATAGACATCAGAAAAATTGGTTACCCTTCATCCATAGAGATAGAATCCATATATTGTACTCGTGCGATCCTACTGTTATTTTAATTCCTGATTTAGTAACAGGTGAATGTAAATCTATAGTTAAAGATTCTGATTTTAATATGAACAGATTTAGAGGAGGAACTCCCGGAATCCGTTTTAATAATGGATATTTATTTATAATTCACGAGGTGGTAATGTCTGGCACTCATAAGACATACACCCACCGGTTTATATATATGAATACCAATCTTAATATTACTAAATTCTCGATGCCATTTGTACTCAAGGATCAAACCACTGAATTTATATCTGGGTTGGAAATGGATGTAACCAATAGATATATTATTATGTGTTTAGGATATCAAGATAAAGAAGCTTACATCGTCAAGATGAAAAAGAAAGATGTTGAGGATAGCTTAAATTGGTCTGAAAGTCTCAAAGAACCTATTGTGCTACAATGAATCATGTCTTTATTTTTGAATCACTGGTATCCTTATTTTACGGAGCCGATGTCTGATTTTGTTTCCATCTTTCTTGTAAACTAGATATGTCTCTTGGTTTCTAATATACCTTCTATCAGTAGAAGACAAATAAAGATTCCCGGATACTTGACCGTTAGAAGGTATTAAATCTAGAAGAGATATTCCATCCTCCGTCTCGACTCTGATATTTTGGTATTCTCCATTATACTTTTTATCAAACCAATATGTAAAATCATCTGACTTGTCTTTTATTTTGATAGTAATACCAATAATATCCTGCTTAGTAGATTGGATGTCGGTGCCTTCATAGGTATTAATAATAGGTAAACCCACTGGTACCGAAGCAGTATAAATGAAATTTTCCTGATTATCATCTCTCAGTATAAACATAAGAAGCAATATAGATATGTAAAGAATTAAAATTAACTTGCCCCAATCCATAAATCGTTTTACATATTTAAAATTTTATTTTAAATATGTGTATGATTAAATATAACTTATATACATATTTATGATATTTATATAAGATTGAGGTCATTCCTTACTCGGCTGGTACCTCACATACACCATTAGTGCAATACTTGGGCATCTCCCCATCACTACCACCGTAATTACTCCAATCAACTCGTTTGATCGAACTGTTCAAATCGATGTACTTATCTCTGTCAATCCCCTCGTAAGGTGCTTGTGCGTAAACGCCATTCTCAGTGTGAGGAAGCATCGATACTGATTTGATGAGAGGAATGAACTGCGCCAGAGCATGCTCAATATGAGATCCCTCTGTTTCTGGTTGAAAATAGATAGTACAAGAAACCATATTATCTGACCATTCCCGTTGAAGGGTGGCTAAAAGGGCAAATTGTTCCCACATGGAAACATCAGTAGCAGCTCGCGTTTTGCCTTGATCGATTGGGAAGGAGAACACCAGAGTGCCCGGGGTATACACACTCTTTTCGTACGGGACGTTGTTTTCAACCAATACCTTACAGATTGGAGATGTTTCGCTAACCATAATCCGCCTAATAGCATATTTAAAGGTAGGGAAGTGCATACCACTTGATACTCCTGCCAACTGAGAAATACTACCACTAGGTTTAACCGTAGTAACCCGAATAGAACTTCTAACGCCCGAATCTTGCGCCAATTTCTCATTAATACTTCTAACATGGGAATATCCAGTTCGTAAAAGTCGGGTGAGATGAGTTTGACCAATTCGGTCATATACATCAGCAATACCACTTAAACTCACCCCAATCCGACGGTTTCGAGCAATTACTTTGTTAGTGACCTCCCATTGGGTAGGTAAGAGTGACACGGTACTGGTATAAAAAGTAGCAAACTCTAAAGCTTTCATAAACTCATCCTCATCAAAATACTCATCATCTTCATCCAACGGACTACTGTTAGGATCGCGGGGCTTGAAGCAACGCGAAGGGAAGCATTCGGAAAGATTACAAATTTCGTATGGTTCCAAGGGGATTTCACCACAGTTGTGATTATAGAATCCACCAGCCGTTACATACATGTTGGGACCGGGAATGGAACAATCATAAACATAGAAATAACCCAAAAACTCGATAGAGGTGATAATCCCATCTGACGGATTGACGGGAGTTAAAGTTCCGGGTAACCATTTATCTATGTTATGGAGTTTTAAACAATCTCCTACTTTTAAGTCTTGTGTTTGTTTCCAATTTTCATTAATATCTAATAGCTTATGATCAGACGTTATTTTTATCGATGCTCCACTTTTGATAGTCACCCCATACACTGCCTTGTTGCCATTACACCAAAATCCTCTCTGATGGGAATCATATTCTTTTCCATCTATAACGGCTGTAAATTTTTTCCCAACCAACTCTGATGCAGTTTTATAACCATTAGATGTCATAATCAAGGTATCACCTGTCACACACGGATTACTTACTGTCGCCTGATCTTCGATTATTCCTTTCGACCCGGCCTCGCGTCCAAAGCGTCCATACCTCTGGATATTCTTAAGATTGATAACCCCCGGCTCACCATTGTTTCGGATTCTTTCAGCAATAGCAGGTATGAATTCAGAAAATTGCCAGGTTTGATCCAATCTGACCGAGTTGTTACTCATCCAACAAATATCTTGGCGGGATGGATCTCTCTCGTTATTTTTCAAATTCAAAAAAGTATCATCATCCGGGTCCCCCAGCAAAATCTCTGCTGATCTTCTGACGTTCCCGGCCACCACACAAACATCTATAGAGTTAATGATATCAGCACAACATCTTGTTTTGTCGTATTTGATCTTTCGACTATATTTAATTTGCTTATGTTGCTTCTCAAATCTTTCACGTGACGAATCTCCCGGAGGCATTCCCAAATAGAATCCCTTCTCATAGAAGGCCTCGAACAAATCTGCCACACAATCAGGACTATGAGTATCCTTATATTTGATATAGGTGTCTAGAAACCACTCTACGCGAAAATGAAGATCTTGCAACGGTCCAGGTCCAGACGCTGTTCCCCCAAATCCACGAATTGAGGTTCCCTTCTTCCTGACCTTACTATAGTCAAACTTAGGGAATTTAAGAGTTTTACCTTCGGAATCTGGAATATAAGCTTGCAATAGATGCTTGAGAGAATTAACCCATCCTTCCCGTGAATCAGCAATCACATGGTGAACATACCGAGATTTATCAGGAATTACAACTTCCCCATCCCAATCAACCGCAGCTCCAACTCCAACACCACACATCAACATATCCATAGTCCAAGTAGCTCCCAAAATTAAATCCTTACAGGTACAAGCACCACAATTGTTCAAGGCAGCCGATCCTCGCTCATACATATATTCAGTACCCATGGCCCAAAGACCTCTTCCCGGGGGTAGAAATTTCATATTAAACATATATTCTGCAAATTCCGATCCAAATTGTTGCCATTCTTCATCATTCCATCCCAAATTATGTTTCAAGTAATAATCCTTCCTAACAGATAAAATACCCTCGGTGACTCGAATAACCGTATCAGCCCAATGTTCTTGGCTACCGTCCTTCTTACGTCTACTATAGGTACGGTAATAGACTATCTCTCCAACAGCAGTCGGAAAAGGGGAGTCAAGACTTTTGATATGTAACTTTGTTGAATCCGATAGCTTGAAAAAATTATCTACGTATCGTGCCATGGTTTAGTTTTTTAAAAACTATTGTAGTTACTTATCAATTTTGAAAAAGTTAAAATTTTTATTTATTTAAAAAGAGTGATGAATAATACACCCATCAGTAATGATACTATGAGGAATTTAGATCTAGCAAGATACATGGGAGAATGGTATGAAATAGCTAAATATCCATTTAAATGGCAGACAGATTGTGAAAAAGCTAAAGCCATTTACAGATGGGATGCTCAAAACCAAAGAGTGTTGGTAGAGAATCAGTGCTGGACCAATAATAAAATGATTAGATCACGGACGGCGAAAGCCTGGGTTCCTTGTCAGAAGGACAAAGGAAAATTAAAGATTGCTTTTGATGGATTTCCCCGAGATCCATCTCCCGGAGATTACTGGGTACATTGGACTGATTATAATAATGCTATTGTTGGTGGACCTTCTGGTCAGATGTTATGGTGGTTAAGTCGTAGACCAACCGTCAGAGCTAAGGAAGTGGAACCCATGCTCGAAAAAATCAGATCATATGGGTATAATACCGATAGGTTGATGGCTCATAAATCAACGGTTACTAAATAGAATATTCCGTGTCTTATAATGCATTCATAATAGTTATGACTATTATGATGATATTTGTATCATATTTAAATGATACCCCCGATAAGACCTCCACCAAGACCTCCGACCAAGGCACCACCTCCTGTTCCGGTTAATAGACCTCCCAATAAACCACCCCCGAGTGCCCCAACAACAACGTTTCTTCCCTGATTAGGATTCTGGTTTCCAAAGAGTCCAAATTCTACGTCTTTTCCTTCTTCCGAGAGAGGTCCATACATATTTTCTATCATGCCAGCAAACCGGAGAATTTCTGTAGGATCAAATTGTCTCCCGTTTAGATAATCGTAAGCATATTTAATAACATATGCTACACAAAAACCACCAGAAACACACTTAGGATTCTTTTGATCATATACTGGATTTTCAACCACATACATATCAAAATCTATATATAGGTCTAAATATCTTTCGATGATAGTATTGACTTGTTCAAAATAGGGTGACTTTCTACCATAAGGATCAAATCGATAAATTTTAGCATCCTTATAATCGATAATAACTAAACTACTGTGCCTTCCTTCGGGTGTATTAATAATCACTCGTAACAATCCTGGATAATTATTATTGATTTCTGTTTGTGTCATATAATTTTCGTATCTCATTTCGCCAGTACGTTTGTCGCGAACTATTACAATGTTTAAAGGTTCTTTTACTAGCCCGGGATACCTTTCAAATACCTTATTAAAATATCTCCCATCTAAATAACAAGACTGGGTAGGTGGTTGTAAATTATATTGATTTAAATTATCAGTATATTGCATCTTTTGATATCTTTTTAGTCCTTTCATAATTTTTTTGTATTTCATAGTTATTAAATGATATACATAAGTAATACAATAAATTTAAAAAAGAAATAGAAATGCATCATCGTAGTCATCACAGATCCCGTTCACACGGAAAGAGTCGAGTCAAGGTAGTTCATAATGTAGCTAAAGGTCCCGCTGTCAATGTAGTAATAGATGGTAAGAAAGCCCTGTCGAATGTTGAATACAAAACTCAAAGTGGTTATCTGAAAGTCCCTTCTGGAAAACATTACTTATCCATTATGGCTGGTGGTAAAACATTAGCCTCTGCTGATGTCAATCTGAAACCTAAAACAGATTATACCGTAATTGCACATGGGGATGTTACGAATCTCCCAAGTATCTCTTTATTGGCCTTGGAAGATAATAATAGTTGTCCAGCTCGGGGAAAATCTCATTTGAGGTTTGTCCATGCGGCTGCCGGTGCACCAGCCGTCGATGTTTGGGCTAGTGATAACGCAAAAGCTTTCTCAAACGTGTCTTACGGACAGACAGGGAATCCTATATATTTGCCTGTCGATGCTGGGGTTATTAATGTGTCAGTCACACCCACAGGATCAACTCAGCGAGTTTTAGGACCACTCCCATTGAATCTGGAAGAGGGAAAAATATATACGGTAACTGCTTCTGGGTTAGTCGGAGACTCCGAAGCTCCTTTGACAGCACTTGTCCATGAGGACAAGAAATGTTCAATTAATATGGATTATCATGTCAATAAAAATATGAGTATGGGTATGATGCCATTGTGGTTCAATCTCTAATTAAACTATAGAGTTATAGTGGATATGGTAAATTGTTCATCTATAGAGTTATAGTATTCAATGAATTCTTCTAAAATGTTATCTCTATCTATTCGTGTATACGGTAATCTAGCTCGGGAACTCATAAATTTTATTTCTGTGGATTCGTCACCCTTTTTTTCATCTTTCTTCATGGACTCATACCTTCTAACTTCTTCTCGATGCCGATATATACTTATTATTAAAGAAGATATCAACCAACATATACCTAAAAACGACATAACTTCCTCTGACCTTAACCATTCTTCAACAGAAATAGTTTCTATCATGGATTTCTAAATAAAAGTAAGACGATCTGAATCAATCAAATTCATTTCGTCATCATAACATAATAATAATGTTATTATGTTATAACAATTATGTATCCTTCCTCATAATATTAAAGGTATTTTTAGCACATTGTTTATTGTTCAGTAGCAACCTGATTGTGTTTCTTTTTCAGAATTACCCTAGTACGTTTGGTATCAATCTCATGCCCAAAAGGACACTTAGTGGGTTCTGCCGCTACTAAACTACTATCGATATCATAGTATCCTTTACTCTTCCCATCGATGGTCATATAGTACAAGTATTTTCTCCATGACATTTTCTTCTTTTGATCCTTATTACATTTTGAGCAATAAACTCGATAGGTGCAACTTGTCTCCATTTTTAGAGAAACTCAAAAATATTTATATATTCACTTATTTAGAAAAGGTTAAAAGACCAAATGAACCTATTAGAAAGGATATAACTGCTGTAACATATTATATATCTCTCGATATAATATGTTTTATGTCGAATAATCAAACCTGATTATTCCAATGATTCATTACGAAGCTCTTCCTGCTCCTTCTTGTATCTGTCCATCTCCCGAATCAAACGATAGAGACTTGATCCCTCCTCCTTCATTATCAAGTTCCTAATGTTGTCTTTGACAATAACCTTCAAAGGTAATTTACGTCCATTCCTGCCTCGATCCTGACCAGCCTTCACTTTCTTTTGTGCGAATCTCCGTGCAGCCTCAATAATATCGATAGCTCTCCTCGAGAACTCCGTAGGATCAAGATGTCCACGACTCTCCACAGATCTCAACCATCTAATCAACTCCCCCCGCTTGTTATATAGATAATTAAGGTATGTTACAACCGTCTTCTGCTTATGAAGAGGAACGGAATTCAAAAATGCCAACCAAACATTATACATTCTTGACTCTTTGTTCATTAGATTATCGGGGTAGTATGTGTCATCCTGAGGCCACACCACATAAGGACCATCCTCATTGATCTGCTTCGTGATAGAACCAGCGTCGTAAGGAGTGAATATAGGGTACAGATTGTTGTATCTGTTTCTACCTTCTGGGGTGTCGTATCTCAAGTATGATCCGTTAACCAGTTGAAAGAAACGATGAAGCAAATTGGGATTGTTGTCTCTCATTCCAGAGCGCCAGTTATAGGAGGGGCTCTCAACTCTCAACATCCCTGTAGTATCTCCGTTCTCATCAACACTGTGAATAATAACAAACTCCCCAGGTAAAATGCGCTTGTCTAACTTGTCCCACCCCTCAAACCCGTTGTAAAAACCAAACAAAAGATGCTTGTTAACTTCGTCAAAGCTAAGATTGGGAGGGGAGAAGATAGCATGTCCTTGTACGTAAGACACATTGTCAGCCATGTTGGAAACGGTCTGAGGAACATGTAGACCGTCATCAATCCAACCCGCATCAGGTCTGGGATCAGCACTGAATTCGGCTTGTGTCACTCCACTAAACAAACTACCATCCTTATTTGTTTGCTTATAGGGACATAACTTGTAATCGGTATCCCATATTTGTTTAGGACCCAAATAAACCAAGTATCCATCCCCAATGTTGTCCTTGGAGACTACCAACACATCCGGATGTACGATGATGAAAATATGACAATAAGGAGAGTACTTAGACGCCGGATCAAAAAGAACCTCATCCGAGGGGCCACCAAGACTCCAATACATATCCATAAAAGTTTTCGAGTTACCCCAACGGCTTCGAGAGGCGTCCAGGCGCTTACGAGTAGTACGATAAACAACACCATCATGTTTGAAAACATTGATTAGTGTACCCTCGAACCCGATCTTAAAAATAGATCGGGCGGGGTTGACAGTATGTTCAAGACCTAGTTCATCAATCAAGTGGATATTACCGTCTCCCTCCTGGACAGTGACTCTCTCTGTCACTATCGTCGGAGTATACCCATATGACCGACAAACCACTGTCTCAGCCTGGGTGTCGACTACAATTCCACGAATCTGTCCGTACTCTGACAGATTCGCCTCTGGCTTGTGATGCACCATATAAAGATGATTTTCCGGATCAGATGATACAATCTCCCACGCTGCACTGTTCTCAATATCCAGGACTTTAGAAATAATTCTACGAGTATCGTCGTTCGACATTGTGTTTGTATAATGTTGTTTATGTTTTTGGAATGTATAATTTAAAAATCAGTTTTGAATCCTATTCAATACGATAAATATTCTAACGTATATCGATTACTATATTGATTTTTAAAAACTGATCTATCTCTTGTTCTGATGTCGATCAGTTTTAAAATGGCCGAGTCCAGAGAAGAACAATACTATTCTTTGAAGAAGCTGGCTAATACATATAAATTACTAGAAAATAGACAACCTCCAACCGATCAAGAATTTTCTATCTATGCTTATTTTCTTTACAGCGAACCAAAGGAAGGTATTCACGGCAAACAAATTTTTTTGGGTGGGTATCCTACTAAGAAGAAGGCATTAGTTGAAGTTCAGAAAATTATGAAAGAGACGGGTCATGATAGTATATACATTTGTGAAACTTGTAGTTGGGAGGATATCAGTTCTGTCAAGAGACATGACAGAACTTTTAAGTTAGATACTCGATTGAAAGACGAAGAGCTACAGAAACAGTTTGAGGATGAGATGAAACGTAAAGAAGATGAACAAGAACAAAGAGAACAACTCAGGAAAGAGATTGAACTACAGGGGGAAATGGAACAAAACCCCGATACACTAGACCATTATGTTCATAATTGGTTTAATGCTATCAGGAACAAGTCATCTTATGAATATCATAAGGAGCAAATGGAATACTATGATAAAATGTACCAAAAACGAGCTGATAAGATTAAGAAACAATATCATGTTCAACCAGAATACGAAGATCAGTGGTTAGATGAGTACGAAAAACGATTAAGAAGGAGAGGGGAAGAGGATGTATTTATCATGATGAAGGTAGGGCATGAGGCACTCAAAGATGAAGTACTTGGTTAATCTGATTTCTATCTACCAAATATCCATTTTAGAGTAGGGGAATTGCTTAAATTATACATCGGTATTAAGTCTCAGTTGTTCGAAGAGGATAAATAATAGTTAATAATAATTATTATTTAAAGAATGAATAAATATTCAAAATATGGAAATAGCCGAGTCAAGTTCTTACTTTTATCCTGTAACTATGATCCTGTTAGGTAGTGGTATTGGATTTTATTATGGGTACCAATATGTTAAATCTTATTTAAATAATTATATTATTGATCGAGTGATGAAAGAATTAAACAAGAAACAAGAAGATGACGGAATCTTATTTAAACAATTAGAACGTACTAAATCAGCCGTGATTTGTTACAAACATGGTGGAAAGGACCATAAAGTATGCGTACCTTATGATCGATCCAAATCAAGACCAATGTTAAGAAAGAAAGTATTTCTGGTTCGTAATGACGATAATGAAGAAAAACTACTGGAAATTACACATAAACCCGGAGTTCCTTATTTATTATCAGCCACAGAAATGGGTGGGTCAAAAATAATTGTAATTAAAGATAGTAAAATTGTAAAAGAATACAAAAAAGAAGATATTCCAAATTTTCTTGATTAATTTTGGTTATATTTTGATTGAAGAAATATTAAATTGATATCCTAGTGTAATATATTATATTGATATAATATATTAACAGATTTATAAATTTCCCTAATATAAAGATATGGGGATTCTTAGTTACACCTTTGATGAATTATTCGTATCACATTCTGATGCATTAGACACACATACTTCTGGCTTTACTACTACCAAATTCGTTTTGGTTACTGGTAGCATATCTCTAGTTCTATTTGGAATGGGTTATATGCTTTATGGTTTGGGTAGTGTCGTTAAGCCAGTTAGTGATATAATAGATGAATTGCATGATTCAGATAATTCGGATGATGAATAATAAATCATATAGATAAAATATGATTCAAACTCTATATAGCTGCGTTATTCTTCAGAATAATATTCATCGTTAACTAACGGTAGATATAGATTATATATATGTGTTATATACCATATTAAATCTTCTTTGGAAAGATAATATTTAGGATATTCGGGTCCTAAATCAAAATAAACAATTCTACCATTATTTACAATATCCGTAATCCCATTCAATCCCTTATACCATGTTTGAGAATGGTCTTTAGATGCTATCCATTGAGTGTCATCTAAACTACCAAAACTACCTTCATGAGAAAACATAGCATATATTTCTTGGTAACCTTTGAGGGTTGGATCTCCCTTTTTATAGACAGGATACACTTTCAATGTATCTCCCCATGATATATTTTGATTTTTTTGAGACAAAACATAAACATCCGGGCTATTATAAATCAACCCATCAGAAGATATAAATATATACATAATATCCTTTATATAAAATTTTTAATCTTTAAACCAAGATTAAAAATATATTATTTTATAACTACCATATTAACCTCCTCCTTTTTTGATCGGTTTGATGTATTGTTCACCGGGAATATCATATTTACCTATGAATTGATAGAAAAACCATGCCAATAGAATTATACCTACGACTACCACAAGAAACCAGTAAAAGGGTATTGGACCTACTGAAACATCGACTGAATTATCTTTATCATCGGGTAACCTACATTCTGCTAATTTCAGTAGATCCACATCCATTTGAGCCACCATCACATTGTAATCAAAAAGATTAGGTACAATTGCAGCAGCAGAGATATTCTCAAGATAAATTTCATTGGCTAATTGTTCTCCTAATGGTGGAGTAATGGGGGTGAAATATTCTCCATTACGCATTTTTTCTCTTCCCAATACAATATCTCTACCTTTAGGGGAATAAAGTACAGCCTGTAGACCCAAGGGTGAGAAGGTTTTAACAATCTTAGGCACTCCATCAATCTTCTCTAATGTCTCATACAAATCACAACGATCCAACCATTTGGTTAAATAACATAGATCCCAGTTATCTTTTTTACATCCTGTTCTGTTGAGACCAATAGCAGTCAAAACAATATCACCTATTTCATGAGAGGTGCTATTAGTTACTGAAGTATCTTTAATCAAAATACAATAATTCTTCGGGTAATTACAATAAGCATCATTTAATGCGTCTACCACCTGATTCGCTTCCGTCACGATATCATTTATGCCAATGGTACTATTATGACAATGATATCCAATCACACGAAAAAGTTTGTTCTGTTTAAACAATCGATATAAATAGTCAGAAGTACTGGGTGTTTGTGTCGGTAAAATATAAACGGGGATCCTCATTTTATTATACATAATAATTAAATCTTTAAAAATTAGCAATCGTTTCGTTTTTGACAAATTGATCGATAATCAGCAATTTTATTATAAATGAACAAGTCAGGTTTTATTATATCAACATAAAGAATGGATGCGAAAACCGATCCATCAGAAAATTTAAAAGAGGCGGCTGAGACAGATCTCGTTAATGTTAAAAAAGATACCATGAAACCGAGACCCTTAACTGAGGAAGAGATAACAGACATTTTGAACGTTATTCCCCAACTGAAGAGTTCAAGCTCTATTATAGCAGAATACAACCGAAAGTCTATGTTGAAGACTCTTCGAGAACAGCTGAAAGAGATCATAGTAACTCCACTGGGTATTAATGATGTCAAGAGTGAGTTTATTCGACAATTCAACGAAGCCTTGATCAAACCTGGAAGCGTTGTTGGTGTAACTGCGGCGGAGGCATTGGGTCAGCCTATCACTCAGATGGCTTTGAATGCTTTTCATCAGAGTGGCTCTTCTAAGAACGTTTCGTACGGTGTTGATAGGATTCGAGAGCTTATCAACGCTTCTAAAGAACTGAAGAACACATCATGCTCTATATTTTTCAAAAACCAGAATTTGTCTTTCGACGATATCATCACAAAAGTTCGACCGGCCGTCACTGAAATCAGTGTAAAAGATATAGTCAAAGGAATTCCCGACATTGAATCGACCGATACAATGGAAGACCCGTGGTGGTATGGACCTTATCGCATGTTGATTCGAGATGATTTCGAGTCCGATTCAGTTCTCCGTTTGGAGTTGGATGTTAACATGATGTATGCATACAAAATTTCAATGGCTGATGTAGCTCGAGTTGTAGAGCAGGATCGGTCAGTTGTTTGTGTATACAGTCCACTGAACATTGGAAAAATTCACATCTATCCGGTCCAAAAATCGGTGGCAGCTAGGATCAAGACTGGTGGTATTGTGGATCCAAAGAATGCTTCAATGATCTTTCTTTGGGAAGCTGTGATCCCGGCTCTTGATAATATGAAGATTACAGGTATCAAAGGAATTGCTCAAATCTACCCGGTAGAAGCTCCTGTCTGGCAAATTGTAAAGGACGAGTACAGATCAGGATCTGTTGAACGAGGATGGTATCTCCGTATTAACGAAGTCAGACAAAGGATTACAGGAATCAGTATCGAAAAGTTAATTCATTTATGCAAAACTGTTGGCATGAAGATTTTCCGACTTGATCCTAACCGTGTTGGTGTCCAAACACCAACTGGAGAGTCTCCCACTGAAGTTGTTAATGCGGCCATCAAAGCGGATAAAGAGGACGAAAAGAAGTATGAAGAAGCTAAAAGGAAAGAAGGGGCACGAGTTATTAGACGTCCACCCACCGAGATTATGACCGCATCACATCTTGTTTATGCAGACAGTGATGGATCATTGTTCAAGGGTAACAAATCAACACTTAGGTCTTTATTGTCTAATCCAAATGTTGATAGTACAAGAACCTATAGTAATAATGTTCATGAAATTAATGAAGTGTTGGGTATTGAAGCAGCACGATCGTTTTTGATTAAGGAATTCTCTGATGTTATTGGATACGAAGGATCTTATGTCAATCCTCGACATATTGTCTTGTTGATAGATTTTATGGTATCTCTTGGTCAAGTGAATGGAATTACATTTACTGGTATCTCTCGTCAACCTATTGGTGCTCTGGAAAAAGCCAGTTTTGAGAAGGCGATGGACACTTTCAAGGAAGCTTCTGGATTTGGAGAGTTGAAGGAAGTTAAAGGTACATCCGCATCAATCTATGTTGGAAAGAAGGCCTTGATCGGGACTGGATATTCTGAACAATATATGGATAGGTCTAAGTATAAGGAAATTGAAAAGGAGATAGAATTTAATCCCGATATGAAATTAGATATTGGTGCTTTTCGTGATGCCATTGGTGAAATGACGGATATCGTATCTGGGGCTGACGTGATGTTAATGGAAGGGGTCGAAGAAGAGATGTTTGGTGGAGATGGTCCTTTCTTACCAGATGGTATGGTGATGTCCGATATCAATCAAACGCCGGACCCCCGAGTTCACAAGCAAGTCAAGGGTCCAATGGTCCGAGCTCCGGAGTTGGAACTAGCTGCGCAGACATTGAATGAGGCGCCTTGTTTGGCTCCTCTTCCTCAACCGAAGATCCGGGTTGAGGATCTAACGCAGCCCATTCAAATGGAAGAAATACCATTTGCCGGTCCGGCTGAGGCACCGCTACCACTTGTAACCACTGAAACTACTACTTTCACTCAGGGTGCAATGGGCCTTCCTGAAGATCTGTTAGCAGAGATGGAGCAATTCACCTATATGAAACCACCACAAGAAGCAGTTGTTCCCGCACTTGGTCTTCCCCCGGCTGCTCCAGACGTTGAAGGATTGTCACCTTTGGGACTACCTCCTTTAACGACGGCCTCTACCCCAAGTCCAACTGAAACAGAGGGAGCACCAGCTAAGATCATGTTTGATTTGGATACATTCCTTGGATAAATAATATATAATAATATAAAATTATATATTATCGACTAATCATATTTTACTATAATATATTGTTTTTCATGTATTAGGGTAGGGCTCAATTGTCTCATTTTTTGTTATTCATTCCGTTTTCTAGCATCAAAACCTCATTAATCAACTTGATAATATGATTATACATTGGTATGAATTGTTTATTTATCAATATGTAATTACTGAGGATCATCATATTGTTCTTCGTCATGATATTGATCATAATCATCATCGCTATAGTAATTAGGATCGTTGCTGTAATCATCATAGATATCGTCGTCATATAAATATTTATCGTCCTTCATCATTTCTAGTGCATCTTCTTCCGGGTTTCGTCCTATCAGGTAAACGATGAGTATTATTAAAATCAATATTATAACTGCACCAATAATCAGATAAAAGAAGGGAATTCCTCTTGGACGTATATTTTTAACTTCAGATTTCATATTTGCCCATTCTATTGTATCCTGAAAAGTAAGATCGGTTTCTTTATCCATCTTATCTATTTAAAATAGATCTTTATTCTTTAATATATTATTAGGTTTTAATATACTTGCTTAAAGTTTCTTTCTTATCGAAAAATACAAAAATCGATTAAAAAATAGAATTCTAAGACCTTAGCTTTAAAATGTGTGCACAGCCCATCAGGCTCGCCATTAAACCTACACCTAAAAATCAACAAACTCCTCGTGTGGTAAATTTGAAATTGCCTCCGAAGAATTCTCCGAGGGTACAGTTACATGTAAATCTGCCCCCACAAGATAATAATTATCATATTACAGCTAGTGAATATCAAAGATATAGTAGTACTCGAGATCACATTTACAACATTACGGATGCTTATATCGGTTCAGACGAGAAGATGCCTCGATTGGAGCGTGTTTTAAATCTTGAAAACATGAAATTTCAAGAAGAGGAAGTTCATCTTCCTGAAGGTGTAGAAAATATCTATGTAGAAATCAGTTCTAATGCGGGTGATAATGTAGCTAGATCTATTCGGCACGGTGTGGATCCAGGGGAAGTCACTATTTTGATGAATCATGAAATGATTTCTGTTCGAAACGGTGGTATACCTATCCCGATTGAAATCCATCCTCAAGAAAAGATGTGGGCACCTCAGTTGATTTTTGGGGTTCTTCATTCCAGTTCTAATTATGATAAAAACAAGGTCAGAACCGAGTGTGGAAGAAATGGTTATGGAGCCAAGCTTACCAATATCTTTTCTAAAGAATTTATGGTGACAATAGGAGACCCAAATAACAAACGATGGTATCGCCAGATTTGGAATGAGAATATGACAATTCGCTCGGAACCTGAAATTAAAGAGAATTATGAGGGAGAAGCATTTGTTGAGGTTGTTTATAAATTAGATTTTAAGAGGTTCGGGTATGAAAAATATCCGGACGAGGCACTTCGATTATTTGCTCGTCATGCGGCTGATATGTCTTTCAGTGGAAAGATCCCCGTACGCTTTAATGGTGTGAAACTAAATGTCCAAAATTCGACCGATTATGCAAAGTTGTATTTGGGAGAAGAAGCTATCAACAAATCCATTGTTTATTACCAGTGGGCTCCGGGAGTTAAAACTCAGACAAAAAAGAACGGAGTGGAAGTGTCTCTTGAAAAGGGGGTGGTTCCCGTCGTTGAGATCTGTGCAGTGGACACTCCTGATTCAGCAGTTAATGTATCATTTGTTAACGGTAAATGGACTCGGAATGGAGGTGTTCATGCGGACGCAGCATTTAAAGCTATTTCTAAGGGTTTGTTAGATACGGTAAATGGTGGAAAGAAATCCAAGAAAAAGGGAAGATCGGCAAAGCTGAATATGGGTGATGTTAAAAGACATGTTTCTCTTTTTGTTTCTTGTTGGTTAGGTAATCCGAAGTTCGATAATCAGTACAAAACAGCATTAAAGTCTCCGAGTCCCAAGATCGTAATAGATGATAAGATCCTTCAACCAATCATGAAATGGGATTTGGTAAACCGTTTGTATGCCGAATTGGAAGCTAAACATTTTCGTCTTAGTAAGTCTAGTGATGGTAAGAAAAGAAAATACCTAACAGATCTGAAAGGAGAAGATGCTAATGATGCGGGAACTACCAATGCAGCCAACTGTACTCTCTATGTGACAGAGGGAAAATCAGCTATGGGTTTTGCAGTTAAGATGTTGTCTTTGTTTGAGAAGGGCCGTGATTTTATTGGATTGTTACCCTTGAAAGGTAAACCTTTAAATGTGATGAACGCACCTCCGATGCAGATTGCAGAAAACACTGAGATCTTGGAACTCAAGAAGATGTTGGGTCTGAGAGAGCGTGTTAATTACGTAGAAGAGGAGCACTTTAAAACTCTTCGGTATGGTCATCTAATGATCTTGGCTGATGCTGATACAGATGGTAAGCACATTCTCGGTTTGGTATTGAATATGTTTCACTGTAAATACCCCTCACTACTTGCAAGAGGGTATGTTAAGTATCTACGTACCAAAATTATCGATGTCAAGAAGGGTAACAAGATGATTAAGTTTTACAGTAACAACGAATATGAGAATTGGAAAGATTCTACCCCTGATTGGAAGTCTTGGGAACATGCCTATTTCAAGGGTCTGGGGTCATCGGAAGATTCTGATATTGAAGAAGAGTTCCGAGCACCTAAGATTGTACAGTGTTTCTACGATGATCTAGCACCGACGGCAATGCAATTAGCCTTTCATGAGAAGTATGCAGACGAACGTAAAGAATGGATACGAAACTGGCAGCCGGATTTTCGAGTAGAAGAGATGCAAATGCAACCAATCTCCGCTTTTATTAACCACGAATTCATTCAGTTCTCCATTGCTGATGTTGCTCGTTCGATTCCTAGGTTTATGGATGGATTGAAACAAGTGCAGAGAAAGGCTATTTGGGGTTCTATGAAGAAGTGGAAAGGATCGGCTGGGTCTAAGAAGGCTGCCAAAATCAAGGTTGGTAACTTGGCTAGTTATGTTTCGGAAAAAACAGAGTACCATCATGGTCCTAAATCATTGTGTGATGCTATTGTTAACATGGTTCATGATTTTACAGGATCTAACAACTTGCCTTATTTTTGTGCCAATGGGCAATTCGGGTGTGTTGATCCTAAAACTCCTGTTCTCCTGTGGTCTGGTGATATTATTAAAGCTGAAGATGTTAGAGTGGGACACGAATTGGTCGGCGATGATGGCCAGAAACGTATTGTCAATCACATTGTATCAGGAACCGATGATATGTATGAGATTTCCCAAACTTATGGTGATTCTTATGTCGTTAATAGCATCCATATATTGACTTTGATGGTTACATTACACAAAAAGATTTCATGGAAAGATTCGTCGAAATCTTGGGTTATGACTTATTACGATCAGACATCTAAAAGAGTCAAAACAAAAACCATTCGTACATCCGAATTAGATACCAAGTGTAATGACCATTATAACAAATCGATTGTCACAAAGGAAGAAGGATATAGAAGAATGAAAGAGTTCGCAAATACAATCCCTGATGATAATATCGTTGATATCCCACTGAACGAATATTTACAGCTGTCTCAAAATCAGAAAAATTTTATGTACGGATTTCTGAACTACAATCC